ACAAGCCTAATCAATACTTAGATAGAGATCAGCTTGTTACTAAATTTCTACCACTAGTAGAAAAACTAGCTAGAAGATTTTCAACATCGCAGCAAGCTAGCGGTGTAATGAGCATAATGGATATACTACAAGAAGGCAACTACGGTTTGTGTGCCGGTGTAGATCGAATAGACTGGGATACAATACTAGATGCTGAAAACCAAGATAAAAGATTGAAGTCTTTTTTAGCTAAAAGAATTAAAGGTGCTATACGTAGAGGCATAGACACAAACAGAGGTAGTATGCGTATACCAGAGCACAAACTAAACGAGATACGTAAAGACTTTGGCGAAGATAGACGTATGGTATCTTTATTCTTTAACTCTGTATTTACAAGTCTTGATGATGGAACACCAGAACAACAAGCTCAAGCTTATAATATACCTGATAACGTTAAAGAGTATAATAAAGAAATGCTTGCTGCTTATATAAAAAGCTTAATGCTTAATTACTTAAACCCAAAAGAGTTTCAAGTATTAAGATTATCTTACGGCCTTGACTGCGATAAGCATTCAGCTAAGCAAATAGCAGAGATATTAGGTATAAAAGGCACTAGCTCTTACGTGCGAATATCACAGCTAAAAAAGCAAGCAATTGATAAATTAATAGAGAAGGTTCCTTACTCGCAAGTGGTTGACTATCTGTAAGTTAGGAGTGATTCACTAATGTAAATAACAATAATCTTGTGTGATTATATCTATAGACCAAAACTAATAAACCATGAAGAACTTAAACCAAAAACTATCTGTCATACAGACAGAACTAAAAGCAAAAAAATCTTCGTATAATTCTTTCGGTAAATACTATTTCCGAAAGGCCGAAGATATACTCGAGGCAGTAAAGCCTTTCTTATTAAGGGAAAGTGTATCAGTAAGAGTCGACGAAGAGTTGATTCATGATACACCTCCTGTAATTCAATCAACAGCCACAATTTCTGATGGCGAAAATTCAATTAAAGCAACAGCGGTAGTCGGTGTAGACCTTCAACAAAAGGGTATGCAAACGGCGCAACAATTTGGAGCAGCTTCATCTTACGGGAAAAAGTATGCGTTAGGCAACTTATTTCTAATTGATGATACAGCTGATGCTGACTCGACTAATAGTCATGGGAAAGCAGCTCAACTTGTGAATAAAGCTAAAGCTAAAATGACTGAAGATCAGTATAAGAAAGCTGTTGACTTTGTTAAAAAGGGAGGGGCTATATCTGCCATCGAGTCTAAGTATGATGTTACACCAGACCAAAAATCAGGATTAACAAGAATAAAAATATCTAATTAATGGATAAAAAAATAATAGAAAAACTAAAACAGGACGAACATTACTATGGAGATTATGGTAAGCAGTTCTTAAGTAATTCAAATATATCTACATTACTTAAAAATCCTAGGTTGTTAAAAGAAGATAAACCTAAAACATCAGCAATGGTGATAGGAGGCTATTTTCACACCACAATACTAGAACCTGATAAGCTTGAGCAGTTCAAGATTATTAAGTCTACAACTAGGAATACTAAACAGTATAAAGAAATGTCTGGAGGAGAGATCTGTTTACTTCAACACGAGGTTGATAAAATAGAATTAATGAGAGAAGCTGTTATGGATAATAAAATTTGCAGAGAGTTAATCTCTGGTGACTTTGAAGTTCCAGGTTATACTGAAATATTCGGTAATAACTGGAAAGGTAAAGCAGATATAATTAACCATGATGAACAATTAATCATAGACTTAAAAACTACTAGTGATATAGATAAGTTTAGATGGTCTGCTTCTAAGTTTAACTATGATAGTCAAGCTTATATCTATAGACTCCTATTTGATTATGAGATGTTGTTTATGGTAATAGACAAAGAAACATTACAAGTAGGATTGTTCGACTGTTCTGGTGATTTTTACAAGTCCGGTATGGACAAGGTACGTAAAGCTACTGACGCGTACGATCTGTTTTACAAGACAGATGATTTTGACAGTAAGCAATATTTAATAACTAAAACCTTATAAACCTATGGCGACAGCTTACAAAATGAAAACCTGTAGTATATCAGGCAAAAAGTTTAGAGCAAGTAACAAAAACTTTTATATTAATAAAAGCTCTAAAGATGGTTTGCACCCCTATTCTAAACAAATGGATAATTTGAGAAGAACACTGGGTGTATCAGTAGACAAAGTAAAACAATTAGTAAACTTAATAAATCAATAAATATGGCAAGTATAATAAAAACTTCTATAAATCTTTCTGAAATACCGAAAGATAAAATATTTGTAGGGAAGAAAGGTAAGTACCTACCAATAACAATAACATTAAACGACGAGGTTGACCAGTTTGGTAATCAAGGTCCAGTTGTTGTTGAGCAAACAAAAGATGAGCGCGAAGCTAAACAAGCTAAAACTTATTTAGGTAACGCTAGAGTAGTTTGGACAAACGGTGAAAATGTTGAGCCGGCTCCAAGAGATAATCAACCAGCAGCTGAACCAGCACCTGCAAAACAAGAAGATCTACCGTTTTAATATGAATATAGAAAACACAGAGATCAATGGATTCTTGATTGATAAATTCAATCAATACAGTCTAAAACCTGGAAGCACTCAAGGCACATGCCCTTTGTGCTCTCACACTAGACAACCCAAAAATCAGAAGCTACAATGTGCTTCTTATGATTGGGAACGTGGTCTCGGTACTTGTCATAACTGTGACACTAGTTTTCAATTACATACTTACCAGCGTAAGGGTAATGCAACTAAAGAATATGTAAAACCAATACCGGTTGAAGTATTCGAACCAGTTAAAGACAAGGCTGTTGAATGGTTTAAAACTAGAGGTATATCTCAACAAACGTTAGACGATTTATATGTTACAACGGGTGATGAGTTTATGCCTCAAACAGGTCGCAAAGAAAACACTATACAGTTTAATTATATTATGGGTGATGAACTTGTTAATGTAAAGTATAGAGATGGCCGAAAGAATTTTAAGCTATACAAAGGTGCTGAAAAGATATTCTACAATATTAATAGTATTGTAGGATATGACTGGTGCGTTATCACTGAAGGTGAAATGGATGCGTTAGCATTACACGAAGCTGGAATTAAAAATGTGATATCAGTTCCTAACGGTGCCACGTTAAACAGTAATAATCTAGATTATCTAGATAATTGTATTGATTATTTTGAAGACAAAGAAAAGATTATATTAGCAGTCGATGCTGATGAAGCTGGTCAAGCTTTAAGATATGAGTTTATTAGACGTCTTGGTGCTGAAGTTTGTTATTTAGTAGACTTCAATGGTAACAAAGACGCTAATGATTTTCTAGTAGAACACGGCGCTGAAGAACTTAGAAAAGTTATAAACACGGCTGTACAAGTTCCACTAGAAGGTGTATCAACGCTAAGAGATCTTGAAGCTGACTTATTAGATTTTGTTCACAACGGTTTTAAACCTGGCTTTCAAATAGGTTTAGATAACTTTGATAAAATCTTCTCAACATACACATCACAGTTTATTACTGTAACTGGTATACCATCATCTGGTAAATCAGATTTTGTAGACCAGATGTGTATAGGTTATAATAGAAATTACGGTTGGAAAACAGCTTTTGCATCTCCAGAAAACAAACCTAATTTTCTACATGCTCACAAGCTAATACGTAAAACATGGGAGGGTTTACCTACCAAAGATGATATCGGTACTAGTAAATGGAAACAAGTTACAAACCATATTAATGATAATTATTTCTTTATTGATATGGATAGATATACTCTTGAAGATGTGTTGCGTAAAGGCGCTGAGCTTGTAAAACGTAAAGGTATTAAATGTTTGGTTATAGATCCATTTAATAAAATTAGAGATGTTGATTGTAAGTCTGAAGATGTTAATCGTTATACCATGGAGTACTTAACTAAGATCGAAACGTTTGCAAAGAAGTATGATGTACTAGTAATTGTTGTAGCTCATCCCACTAAGATGTATAGAAATCAAGAGGGCAAAATTGAAGAGCCAACGATGTACAGTATTAAAGGCGGTGGCGAATGGTATGATGCTAGCTATCACGGCTTGTTAGTTCATAGAGATTATGAAGCTAAGACTGTTAAAGCTAAAGTGTTGAAAGTTAAATTTCAAAACTTAGGTGAAAACCAAGCTGAAGCTCATTTTAATTGGGAACCAAAATCAGGTAGTTACATACCGTTAGTAACTGATACAGCTGAAGTTGGACCATTACCATGGGAAAGTTAAACGACGAACACGGTAAATATCCTTACCACTCTAGATACGACGATGAATTAAAATCATATGAGTGGTGTCTTGGTAACGGAATAAGGATAGGGCCAATACCTCTTTGGAACGAGGATTATGGTAAGTGGACAGTGGAAATAACAATGAACGGTAAAACATCTACTGATCCTAATAAGTACATTAAAGATATAATTATGCAGAAAGTTTACGAGTACTGCGATTACTATTATAATAAATATGGATAAAGAATATACAATATATCATATACCTGGTAAAAAGATCGGTGTCACCAACGATCTTTACAGTAGAGTTGAGCAACAACAGGGTTATGATGTTGGTGAATATGAAATTCTAGAATCATCTAATGATATAGATTATATATCTAAACGTGAAATAGAATTACAAAAAGAGTATGGTTATAGAGTTGATCTTAAACCATACAACGAACTGAGTGTTAATTTAAAATTAAAGAATATGAAGATAAACGTTACGGAACAAACAACTACGTTTCCGTGTCCCGTTAACAAGCTTAAAGGCCAGTTGATGGATAATCTTGAAATGCGCTGGGATACAGAGCATGGTAGTGTTTATTTAGATACTGATTTAGCTAAGTGGATAATTAAGTCTGCTAAAACATCTATGTTTAATAATGATAGATGTTATGTTTATAACAAAGCTATGATTAAGTATTTAGACCACAAAAGATACAAGAATGAAATCGATGAGCTTCCATTTAAAGAAGACTTGTACGAACATGAAGATAATGTAGTTTTTTACTTTGATAAGATCAGAGACTGGGCTGAAGAGCGTGGTATATACGAGCACGGTGATCCTAAAACTCAATACTTAAAGTTGATGGAAGAAGCTGGTGAGCTTGGTAGAGCTATACTAAAAGATAATGAAGGTGAACAATTAGATGCTATTGGCGATATGGTTGTTGTACTAACTAATCTTGCTGAACTATTAGGTCTTAGTATTGAAGAGTGTGTTGAATCAGCTTATGATGTTATAAGTAAGAGAACTGGTAAAATGATTAATGGAACATTTGTAAAAAATAATTAATATGAGTAGTAGAGAAATAACTAATGCTAAAGGGTTTACTGACGTAATGAACGGCGTCGACGTTGAGTTTAGAGATCCTGTTGTAAAACGTGTTGTAGATAAATTCAAAGCTAGATCAGATGCTGGCTATGAAAAATACGGCACGACTCTTCACGAAGAGAGAACAACAAAAATAAAAGGTCTAATGAAGTATTTAATTGATATTCAAGAAGAGCTTATGGATGCGGTGTTATATATACAAACTGCACAAGAAGAACTTAAAGATATGTTAGATGAAGAAAAGACGTAAAAAAAGAGGACCTGTTAGGTCTAAGAAGGTTATGTATGACGGCATAACCTTTGCTTCTGGTCTAGAAAAGTACATGTACCTAGCTCTTAAGAAAGCTAAAATAAAAGCTGATTATGAAGGTGAAACATTTACTTTAATAGATGGATTTGAATTTGATACTACCAGCTACGAGAGACAATCTAATGGTAAAGGTGAGTTCAAAGACAGGGGAAATAAAAAGATATTACCAATACGATATACACCAGACTTTGTTAACAGTAAGTTTATAATAGAGTGTAAGGGTCGAGCGAACGAAAGTTTTCCAATGAGATGGAAACTGTTCAAGAGAATGATTAATAAACAACGACCATATGTGACTTTATATAAGCCTCAGAACCAAAAGGAATGTGATCAGGTAATAGAGTTAATAACTAAAAATAAATAATATGAATTGGGAATTTAGTGTAGGATTTTATCCTGGTGTACTTTTTGGAATGAGAACATACACCGAACGAAACAAACAAAACCACGTAATATATCTACCACTTGTAGATTTTTGTTTAACGATATTTAAAAAGAAAGGAAAATAATGAAAGAGATTAATAGTAACATTTTATCTGATATCACTGTTCATATGAAATACGCTAAGTATAATCCTGAGTTAAAACGTAGAGAAACTTGGGAAGAGCTAGTAGATAGAAATATGGCAATGCATATTAAGAAATACCCAGAGTTGGAGGTTGAAATAAGAAAAGCATATAGCTATGTGTTTACAAAACAAATACTACCGTCTATGAGAAGTTTACAGTTTGCTGGTAAGCCAATTGAAATTTCACCAAATAGATTATATAACTGTTCTTATCTACCTGTTGATAGCTTAGATGCTTTCAACGAGATAATGTTTCTATTGTTATCAGGATGTGGAGTTGGATATTCAGTTCAACAGCACCACATAAAACGATTACCTTTTATAATGCAACCATTTAAGTTTAGAACTAGAAGGTTTGTTATAGGTGATTCAATTGAAGGTTGGTCTGATGCTGTTAAGGTGTTAATTAGATCTTATCTTGGAGAAAAAAGAGCTTCAAGAATAGTATTTGATTATACTGACATCAGACCTAAAGGTGCTAGGCTAGTGACATCAGGTGGTAAAGCACCTGGTCCACAGCCTCTGAAAGAGTGTTTAATTAAAATCGAAGGTATTCTAGAAGCAAAGGAGGATGGTTCAACGCTTACATCGCTAGAAACACACGATATTATATGTCATATAGCCGATGCTGTATTGGCTGGTGGTATTAGACGAGCTGCATTAATCAGTTTGTTTACTGCCACTGACGATGATATGATATCCTGTAAGTCTGGTAATTGGTGGGAAACTAATCCACAAAGAGGTAGATCAAACAACTCAGCTGTTTTAATGAGACATAAAATAACTAAAGAGTTTTTTATGGACCTATGGAAGCGAGTTGAATTATCTGGAGCTGGAGAGCCTGGTATATATCTTAACAATGACAAAGATTGGGGCACAAACCCTTGCTGTGAGATAGCGCTTAGGCCTTTTCAGTTCTGTAACCTTTGTGAAGTTAATGTATCTAATGTTAAAGATCAAGATGATTTAAATAACAGAGTTAAAGCTGCAGCGTTCATTGGAACGTTACAAGCTGGATATACCGACTTCCATTATCTTAGAGAAATATGGAAAGAAACAACAGAGAAAGACGCACTTATAGGTGTGTCAATGACAGGAATCGGGAGTGCCGCTGTGCTCCAAATGGATATGAAGGCTGCTGCAAATATCGTGACAAAAGAAAACGCACGAGTAGCGAAACTAATAGGGATTAATTCATCAGCTAGATGTACAACTGTAAAACCTGCAGGAACGACATCTCTGGTCCTCGGAACATCATCGGGTATTCATGCATGGCATAATGATTATTATGTCCGTAGGATGCGCGTAGGGAAAAACGAGGCTATATATAATTATCTAATAGATAATCATACAGAATTAATTGAAGATGAGTACTTCAGACCTCACGATACCGCTGTTATTTCCATACCACAAAAAGCACCTGAAGGTTCAATACTTAGAACTGAATCACCATTTGATACTCTTGAAAGGGTAAAGCGTGTTGCACAAGAGTGGATACAACCTGGTCATAGACGAGGTAGTAATACACACAACGTGTCAGCAACTATATCTTTAAAAGAAAACGAATGGAAAAAAGCAGGTGATTGGATGTGGGAAAATAGAAATTACTACAATGGGTTATCTGTATTACCATATGATGGTGGTACATATACACAAGCTCCGTTTGAAGACATTGACGAAGCTAAATATAATAAAATGTCTAAAGTATTATCTAACGTAGATTTAACGAAGGTTATTGAAGCTGAAGATAACACAGATTTATCAGGCGAGTTAGCTTGTGCTGGTGGATCATGTGAAGTTGTTTAATTTAATAAAATATAAAATATGAATTTAGAAGAATTATTAGATGCTATGCAAGATGAAATGCACAGCGCTCACGAAGAAATAGAAAAGTTTATGGGTGGTAATAAATCAGCTGGAACTAGAGCTAGAAAGAGTATGCAGACAATTAAGGAGGCTGCTCAGAACGTGAGAAAACAAATTCAAACTATTAAAAATAGTTAAAATAATAAAGGGGGCTTTTGCCCCCTTTTTTTTGTTACATCTTTTTACCCTTATCTACCATCTTCATTGCACCAATTAATCCTCCTGCTAATCCACCTAAAGGTCCACCTAGTGCCATACCCGCTAATGCTGGATTCTTCTTAGCAAATTTACCAACTTTTCCTACAGCTTTACCTAAAAACTTTTTTGGAGAATCTTTTCTTTTTATTGATTTACCCACACCTTGATTTACATCAGCAGCTTTTTTTGTAACATCTTTAATTTTGCTTTTCACTTCACTAATTTTTTCCTTTATCTTTTTACCACCTGCTTGAGCTTGAGCAGCTGTTGGTTTATTCAATTTCTCTGAACCTTGTTTAAAGGCTTTTCCAGCTTTAAGTTTAGCTGGAGAATCTAAGATCTTTTGTTTTAAATGATCTGGTAAATTCTTTTGATTACCTACTAATGGTTTGTTCATTGGTGATATATCTTTTCCGAAGTTTTTCTTCATTGGTCCTTCCTTACCAGCTTTCATTTTAAATGCCATAATTATTGAAATTTGTTTAGTATTAATGTATCAATAGAGTTTTGTATTGTTTTTTTATCTGCTTCAAGTTGAAACATAATGTTAGCGTTAAACCTCTCTTTCTCAACGCCATTATCAAATATAACAACCGTAGGTATAGCAGTTATATTGTATTCTGTTTGTAAGCTAGTACAGTGCATTATATCAACCCTGTATTTACCAGCTTCTTTTAATTTTGTTATTTCATTAAATTGATTAGCAGAGTTCCAGTCAGCCCAAAACTCTACAACAGAAATATCTTTAGCAATTTTATCGTCAAAATTACTAGCAGTAATAACTTCTTGAGTTAACCCCATTGTTGTACCAAGAAAATATATTATTACTATAGTAGCAATATAAGCCCAAGTTGTAACGTCTATTCTTTTTTTCATTTTCTTAATAGTTTTATTTCGTCCTTCAACTCATCCATTTCTTTTATTACTGCGTCAATTTTATTACGAGCCATTTGATCTTTCATATTAAACTCCATACGAGTTGGTGGCCATGTATTTGTAGCCGCTGGATCACCCATGTCAATTGCATATATACCAGTACCTGGTTTAGGTAGCTCTAAAGCTTTTTCAACCTTAGCTTCTAGTTCACCAAACTTAGAATTAATACTAGCCATTAAACCGAAATAAGCAGATATAACCGTAGCAACAGCTACAACTATACTGATTAATGTTTTAACGCTAATTTGAAACTTGCTTTCTTCTGAAAGTTCTTTACTCATTGTAATATATTTTACCGTTTTCTATATATAAACCCTGTCTCACTTTAATCGCTTGCCCATTAATATTATATATTACACTATTTTGCTTAGATTTATCTAACAACTCATCTATACCAGAGTCACAAGGATAACCTGTATCACAATCTATATATTCAGTAACATACTCTACAAACTCTACGTATTCTATTTCTACAACTGTATCGTAAACTATTACATCAACGTATTCAATAACATCAACAAACAATGTATCTAATACATCCTCGTAAACAAATACAGTATCAGTTATATAAATGTATTCCGGAACAAAAGTTTCGATCTCTACGGTGTCTAAAACAATATTATAAACGTATTCAGTTTCAACTATAGTATCAAATATAAACTCAAGCTCTGTTGATGTTATATAAACAGTATCACAACCTAGTGGTGGTGGTGGACCTATAGGACCGCAGTCACCTATTGTTGTTGGCTCAGCTTCTGCTTCGTCAGCACCATCTGCACAATCCTCCCAGCCATCGTTTAAATAAAATAAACCACCTTCACCGTTAGGTACACAACCGTTAGGCGAGTACTGTGTCCAGTTTGTTGGATCATCTCCACAGTAAAAACCATTTTGTTCTGCACACGCTAAACATAATTCTTGAAAATCGTATTCTTGCGCATTAACCAACGAGCCAATAAACGCAAATAGTATTAAAATATATTTCTTCATAATTTTATTTTTTTAAATATTTTTTATCACTGGTTATTTTATACATAAGGTTTTTAAAATACCTAGGTTTACCCTTTGGGTATTCGCGTTTTGTAAATGCAGAAAATCCTTTCATCTTAAATGCCATAATTAAAATATTAAATAGTTAAAACCAAACTTCACTTCATATACTGGTTTGTCCCAGTACTTCATATGAGTTCCTTCAATAAACATTCCAAGTGATTTAGTAATCCTTGAACCAAATACAATACCAGCATCCCACTCGATGTTATCGTACTTTTCTTTTCCATACTCAAATGAGTACTCATCTAATCCATAATGTAACGGTAAACAATTAGCCCACACGTGTAGCCACAATTTAGGTGTATACTTGTAATAAGCTAAACCTATAACAGCACTTAGCTCTCTTTGTGAACCTAACTTTTCTAACTCTTGCTCATTAAACCTAGCAACAGCGTCGCCAAAATAGTGGTGGAAAAACTCGTCGTTTGAGGTAGCGATAAGCACGGAATCTCCACCACTAACATCGTACCAATTCTGGTCGATATAAAATCCTTGTATCCACATTTCTGGAGCGTAACCAAAGTCTTCTGCTAGATCTTGAAATGTTGATTCACCTGGTACCCAAAAATCTTCTATTGGATTAACACCATACACTGGGTGTATTCTACCAACAGCACCAATAGTAAAATCCCAATTACCTTTAGTTAACCTAAGCCTAGTGTCAAACGATCCAAACTTTAAATTAACTCTTTGGTTATCTGTATACTGTAGTTTAGTAACACAACTATTACCTAGATATCTTAACCATAGGTTTTGATTATTAAATACCTCTCCACGTTCACGAACAAAAGAATAGTTTAGTAAGTACTCCCAACCAATAGCATTACCTATAGTTACGTTGTCACTTACTCCATCTTCAGTTCCGTAATACCACGTCTTAACCTTATACTCATAATCCATACGAGCAATTTTCCTCAGACCTATAGTTAAGTTGTAATCATAAGGATTAACTTGTGTTACATCTTCGTATCCTTTGTTTACAGCGGTGTAATCTTCTGTTTCAACAAATGAAGTACCCATTGTCATTGAAGTATAAAACGTTGAGTACTTAAAAAAATCTTTTATTTGAGAAGTACAAATAGTACTTATCATTAAGAATAATATAATTATCTTTTTCATATTGCTTTTTTAATAATCTACTCCTTTTACACCGTATTTTTTTTCTCTTTCTATTTTAGCTTGTTTATTTTTTTCCAAAGCTTCTTTAATAGCCTTGTCCACTGAGCTAGGGTCAGCTGAGTGGGTAAACTTTTTTGTTTTAAATTGGGGTTTTTCGCCATCTTTTTTAAAGCCAGAAAAGCCTTTCATTTTGAATGCCATAGTTATATTGTTTTATATGTTATTGTTACTGTTTCACCACAATCAATAGCTTCTGCTATACGTGGGTATATTCTTTTATAAGCTTGCGTTGACTTACCTATAAAACCGTCCTTCTTGATTTGATTGTTTTCTTGTGAGTCTCCGACGAGTAGGCAACCTGCCGTGTGCTCGTCAGTATTGCCGCAGTGAATAAGAATATACTCAAAACCAGGCACATCAAGAACATGAAGCATGCCAACATGAATACTATCAAAACGCTGCGAATACTTCGCGTGATAGCCACCAACTTTGCGTAAACCCAAGTTGTAAGTTCCTTCAGGTATTCTTGTCTCGCCATATTTTTTCTCATCTCTATATTCATCTTCAAGAGTGTATGCTAAAAATTTATTATTTGTTTTATCTATTAATATTCCGTTAGTACTATCAGTACCACTAGAAAATCTAATTACTTCTAATTCCATATTATCTTAGTATTACAGATATATTAGGTGCTGTACCTGCTGTTGTTATTCTTAAGTTAAAACTATTACTATTAAAACTAACATTATCTTCTAACACTAAACTAGACTTTACAGGTATATCAACTTCTTTTATTAGTGTAAAAGTATTAGTACCATCATACAGGTCTACTGTTATAGTAACAGCATTACTAGTGTTAACATTAGCAATTAATATCTTGTTTATATTACCACTTGTTGTTCCACCTTTTCTTATTACAACAGTAGTTGCTGCACCTGTTATGTTTTTATATACCGCCATGTTATGTTAAAGTTAATTGTACGCTTTTAGAAACATCACCTCTACCAAAATCTTTAACTACAGTTACCGTGACACTATATGCGCCCCTACTCTCTGTCATATCACCAAACGAAACCACAGTGCCACTAGGACTAGCGATGGCATTAGCATCTCTACTATCTTTTATAGCGATCCTACCTTCTTTTAAAGAGTTTCTATGTTCTATTTGAGCACTGTTTATAAACTTCATTTTAATAATTTGTAGCTACACGCTGCAACAACGATAGCTGTTATACATATTGGACAAGGGCACATTATATTTCTAATCCAAAGTTTAATATCATTAATCTAAACCTAGTACACTTGCCTTTGTTTTTACAAACCCAGCAAGGACAAAACATTAATTCAAACACTGTTAAAGTACTTATTCTTAATGCTATTTCGTATCTATCTTTTTTGTTACCTGATTTCCAGGAGTTTATCCAATTTATCATATTTATTATTTTAGTTTAACAATTCCACCTACGTCTAGCGGCTTTACCTCTTTCGCTGGTCCAACTTCTTGATCTAGCACAGAAAGATTTTCTACGCTTAGAATCTTTGCTACCAGCTTTTAACTTAGATGGCTTAGTAGTGACAGCAGTCTGCAAATTACTACCTGGATTATTACGCTTATATTCATCAACCCCCTTTTGAGATATACCTCCACCAGCAGCTCCGCCAGTAGCACTCTTATCTTTAGATACCGGGTTGAAGTTTTTACCTCTACCTATAGTTCTACGAACATCTGGTTTTTTCTTTTTAAAAGGATTACTTGTTTGTATATAAGCCATTATTCTCCACATTTTTTATCTGGATTAGCAACCTGTCTCCAGTCTTGCTTAACCCAGTCTCTTAAACCTTTACTTCTAGTGCTGCCATCTCTGATCCAGCTTTTACTACTTCTAACTTTTTTACCTTTATCAGCAGCACTTTTTTTAGCATTAATTACTTTTTGCTTTTCTTCTGAGCTCATGCTTTTAATCTTAGCTAGAGGTAAGCAAACTTTTCTTGTGGCCTTTTTAAAGGGATTTGACTTTTGTATATAAGGCATTATTTGTTTTTTAACTTATTATATAAATACTTACCACCCTTATATATATCCCTAGCCATCATAGCTTGTCCTACTCCCGGCATAAATCTACTACCAATCTTAACCAACGCTTTACCAGCTAACTTGCCAGCAGCTTTTCTACCAGCTGTAGTAGCTAGTTTACCAGCAGCTTTAGTAATAGCAGTTGATTTAGCTTTTTTCTTTATATACTCTGGCGCTGCTTTAACAACGTCGTCTTTTATTTCTTTTAGATTATCTTTAGATTTAAACCCAGAAAAACCTTTCATTTTAAATGCCATTATACTTTACTTTTTATATGTTCAAACATTTGTTCACCTAACATTTCACCCATCTTACTATCAGATCGATAATGTGCTTTAGCTATGTTTCTACTTTTAGATATATTTTTACCAGCTTGTATAAACTGTTTTGCAGCTTGTGGGTGTTTCTTAGCTAGCACCATACCAATTAAAATACCTTGTGCTGAATGACCACTAGGATATGATGGTGTTTTCATAGAGCTCATTTCGTGATCTTGCATTTTAATACCTAGTTTTTTAGCTATAACCTTTGGCCTTGGTCTGTTGAAATGTTTTTTTAATTTCAATATTATAGGTGCTGACTTTTTTATTATACTACCGACTAAAGTACTGTCGTAGTTTTTTACATTATTTTTAACAGCAACATCAGCAAACGTTTTCTCTATATTGTCATACTTCTTTACATTACCTTTATCCATAGGTATAGAATTAATTTGCTTTACCTCCTGCATTGTTTTAAAAGAATTATCAGAAGGTGGTTTTATATTTTTAAACTTATCTATATTAAAACCTTTAAACATTTTTGTTTTGTTTTTTTAATGTAATCTTAGCTTGTTTAGCTAATCTCGCTTGCTCCATTTTACCCATAACCTTAGCTCTTTGTTCTAGTACTGTTAGTATTTGTACTTTTCTAGCATACGGTTTATTTATATTCATTACTTTAGATATAGTCTTTCTAGCATCAGCAACTGTAGCAAATTTAATACCAACGGTATCTTTAGGATTCTCATCTGTATATAATCTTCTACCACTACCTTTAGGTTTTTTACCGGTTCCAACTAGTGGATCTTTTTTAAGAGGTGAATCTTCTTTTTTACCTAAACGTTTTCTTACTATGTTCATAACAGTTTTCATCTTACGAGCATAGCTAGGGTTTTTACCTCTATTAAAAACGTATTGTTGATTTAAACTACTTATTATTTTAGATAAATTACTTTTCCTAGTTTTAATTAACCACGATGCTAAAGCGCTAGGTGCTAGTTCTTTAAATTTACCTTTAGCGTCTGGTGCATCTGAATCATGCCATGTAATTGACTTAGATGTTTTCTTTGCCATTGCTTAACACTTGTGATTAGAAGCCCACATATTAGCGTACGCGCTAGGATACACATCAAACTTTCTTTTAGCTGCAGCCTTTTGACAAGGCTTTAGTTTCTTCATAGGACCACTAATAGCTTTATCTATTTTACTAGCTTGATTAGCGTGAAGCTTGCTAGCCTTTTTTAATTGAGTAGAAACTTTACTTAATGAAGCTTTACTTAATTTAAAAGGATTAGTCATTTGCTCAGCCCTACGTCTACCGCAGCCAGTTCTAGGTATTGGATTATTTTTTTGTATATATGCCATATTTATTATTATTACACGTTTATTGGTGAGCGTAACATCTTTTGTTACTATTCTTAGTAGTGTTCTTACATCTACCACCACTTTTTTTCGTAGCCGTACACCTAACTCTATTTTTATCTTCTTTTTTCTTTTTAGATTTTCTTTTATCTTTAACAGCTTTTTTAGCGGCTTCAAGCTCTTCATCTTTAACACCTATATCCCATCTTGACCATCCCATAAATAAAGCAACACGTTGCCACATAGCATGATTACCTGTTACAGCTTCTTCTACGTTGTTAGCTTTTTTAACTATTCTAGCTATAGGAATATTTGTTAAAGCTTCGATGACGTTTGATATAGCAACTAAGTTAGGGTTTTCTATACGAGCACCTATTTCTTTACTAACACCTTTATTATACTGCTCTGTTTTTAAAGCGCTATATATCTTTCTTATTTTACTACCAATAGGTGGTGACAATTGTAAAGCTTCAACTATTGTTCTACCATCATCTCTACCCCAACCCTTTTGGCGTTCAGCTTGATATCTTAGTGCTGTGTTTTTAATTGCAGCAGCAATAGCTCCATATATACCAGTACCTCTTAATAAAGAATCTAAAGCACCATTAGCAACTCTTTCTATTTTTTTATCTGTCTTTTCATCTTCTTCTTCGTGACCAAATAAAACAAATATCAACGCTGATTGTAAGGCGCCAAACACTAGATTCTGCACCATACCATAGTATAATATTTTTGATACATTAGTTTTCATATCACCTCTTCTATTAACTAAATCAGATAAAGCTTTTTTAGTTAAACGAGTATATTGCATTGTAACATTTTGAAACGCTAGTATTAATCTACCTAGTACGCTAGCTTGTTGTTGAGATATTAAATCTTCTCTTGAAGACTGTTGAGTTTCTTCAGCTATCTCTTGAAAATCAAGCATTGCTTTTTCATTAGCTTGAGCATTAGAAAACCCTTGTTTTTTATAAGTATTAAATCTATTTCTATAAAAAGAAGCTCCACCTAAAGCTATAGCAAAACTATCTGCTGCTTGCGTTGGTGTAAAACCTATTTGTAATAAATACTTTATAACGGCGTTTGCTTTTTGAGCATATGTATTACCACCTTCAGCAAAGGTATTTGTTAGTTCAGATGCTGAAACATCTGTTTGTAAACCAGCTCTTCTTTGTTTTAGTTGATCAGAGTTAAACAACATTGCAAAGTCTGACCAAAATTGTGGTTGATTAGCAAAAGCCTTGCTAGCTTTAAACACATTGTTATCACTCCAGTTAATAAAGTTAACAGTTGATATAGTCTGCAGCAATGCAGATCGCATGTTAAAAAACATAATAGCACCTATAGAACCGTTGATCCAACCAAGAAAAGCATTTACGTTTCTATCGTTACTTTGTAATCTATTAGTACCGTTTTCCATACGATATAATATATTTTCTAAAGCTTCTCTAAACTCAATACCGTGTATCGCTTGTATTTTATTCATGTTGTCTGGCGTAAATATAGATTCTACGTTTTCTAAGTATTCCCTTAAAAATTGTTTTCTACCTATTTTATTTACGATGTTATTGAGATCTGTAGTTATTGTTTCTAAAGACCAGTTTTGATTTGGTCTAGAATAACCTTCTTTAACTCTAGTTATACGACCAAGTGCATCAGCAAAAGCCTTTACTTCTGGATTATTATTAATATATTTTAATAATTTATTTTGTATTTCTGGTGTTATACCCGGCACTTCAAATCCAGCTTTATTCCACAGGTAAACCCTAACAGCTGAGTCAACGGTAAATATAGTTCCAGGTACTTTTTTATTTAACATCTTTTTAACATCAGGCATACTCTTTTTTAAAGCTTTGTAGTCTTGAGATATAGCCTGTTTATATCTATTCCACTGTCTAATACCTTTAGCGAATGGATCAAGTAACTTCATTTTAAAGTACTTCATGTGCATATCGCCTTGTCTACCTTTACCTAAAAATCTATATAATAAACCTTTAAAATCTTCAGCTGACGGTGGAACAAATAATCTAAACCAGTTTTTGTTTCTACCCATTTTAACAGCTTCTTGGTAGGAAAATACTCTACCTCTATTTATACCTGAAGATTCTTCTAGTATAATATTAAAGTTTTCACTTGCAGTTCTTTTAAACTTTAGCTTAGCTTGAACAACTTTAGACTTAATATCTAATTGATTTAATACATCCTTAACAGCTTTTACGTTTGGTAAGGCATCATCTACAAAATACATATCATTGTATCCTTCTGCAAACTTCTCTAGCATCCAATTAGCTTTAGCTTCACCTCTACTATCTGCTAGCCCAGTTATGTTTTTGAACGGTATGTTTATACCTTTAGATTTTAACCATCCATCAATAGCTACATCAGCTTCTTGAGGTCTAGCGGTTAATATAAAAACATTTTTTGATCCATATTTTTCTATTTGATTTTTCATTTTTTGAAGTAATGGTCCTTCAACTCCACCCCTTACGTTAACAAAATCATCAAAGTTAAAGCTGTATCCAAGAGCAGTTAATTCAGGTCCTTTTATTGGCCAATCACCAGACTTTATTCGCTCTGTTTCGTTTGTTATAGGATTAGTAGCTACAACAAAATTTTCTCCGTCAATAATAAGTGTTTCATCAAAATCAAATGTAGACATACCTCTATTACTAATAAAAGTGTAACCTCTTTTCTTTAAGTCGTCTTCTATTATTTTAATCATTTCAGCAGGTGTTTGTCCTGCTCTTTTAAATTTATAACCTCGCCTTTCTAAATCAGCTTGTATTTCTTTGTTTTGCTTTTTAATTAATTCAGCTTGCTTGTCAAAAGCTTTTAACATGTTGTTATCTGCTGTTATTTGCTTAGAAGTTCTCTTGTATTTTATTTGTGATACCGCTACAGCAGAAGCTTTAACATTTTCTAATGTAGTGTTACCCTTGAAGTATTCTATCAAACCTTTGTTTTGAGCATCAACTACAGCTGATTGAGCTGCTTCACTTAATTGATTAAAGTTATCAACGTTAATGCTAAAATGCTCCGTAATTGTTTTACCGTTTTCTATTAATATATATTTGTTTAAGTCTATGTTAGCCATAGCGTATCTAACTATAGACAACAAACCCTTCATATTTTTTATTTCACCTTGTAAAACTCTACTTATTATTTCAGTATAAAAACCAGACTCTTGTTCGTTTGTTATAGATGAACTTAATTTACTTTGCTGTAGTAAAGTGTTGTCAGATTCTAATAAGGCCATTTGAGCGTAAGACTCTTCTAATACTAACACCAGTTCTTCTACTTGATTATTTTTAATAGCTTGTAAAATTAACTTACCAACATCGCTAGCCATTAGCATATGCTCTTGTTCTACCTTTTGATTATATATAACGTTACCGTTTTTATCTGCAGGTAAAGCCACAATATTAGCACCTTTTCTAATTATATGATCTGTGTTCTGTTGAGAGTCTACTATAAAACTAGCAATAAATTTTATGTCTTTAGGAAACTGGTCAACGTGTGCTTTTGCTTTTCTAATAAAGTCTATTAACTTCTTTTTATTTTCATTAGAATATTTAGCAAATTCTTTTCCAGTTAAAAACTCTTGTCCTCTTACAGCGCTACCAACATTAATAAGTACTTTTTTGTTACGCGATTGTGCTACTATGCTTCTATCTAGAAGCTTGCCCGCACCACTATACATCACCCTATTGATAACCTTTTGTATAAGCTTGTTGTATTCGCCTACAATGCTATTAAAAAATTTAACACTATGAAATGTTGTTCGAGTACTCTTAGTTGTAACTATCTTTATCTCTTCAATAAACTCTGGCATTGTTATTTTAGCTCTCTCTAAAAACTCCATCGCCTCTTGAATAAATTTTTTACTATTAATTCTATCTTCGGAACCTATTAAAGGATTAAAAGTGTATATAGTTTTTGCTAACTCTTTTGTTTTAAACTTTGTAACATTATCAAAATCAGTAGCTGTTTTATCTGCTTTCTGTTTAGATACTCTTTTAAATTTTAAATCAGCAGGTCTATCAATTGTTTTATTTATTTCTTCTCTAACTTGTTCGACAGTTAATACATCTTGCAAACCCTTTTCTTGTATATAATCTTCTAAAAAATCAGTTGTTAAATTTTCAGGTGTAGCATCTCTACCTATAGCCTTAGCAGATTCTTCTAGTATTTTTATTCTATTATTACCCTTAGTACCTGATTTTTGAGCTGTTTGTCTTTTGCCTTTTTCAGTGGCATTTAAATAATTTTGCCATTGTGTTGAAGTTGGTTTTAATCTTTCATAAACCTGTACACCAGCTTTTCGCCTTGCCTTACTAACTTCACTATCATTAAGTATATCATCTGTTAGTAGTTTTTTCTTACTTGGATTTTTACCTGATTCATTTCTACCATACACAAAATCTGATATTTGAGTTTTGTTGGTTAATCTACCGTAGCTTTTTACAAATATCTTTTCAGTTAATTGCTTTTGCATTTGAACTAGAGTTGTCACTGGTATAGATTCTAATATAGCTGCACGATACTTAATCATGCTATTAGTATCTGGAAAGTAAACTTTCATAAAATCAAATAAAGAATCTGATACAGTTTTCTCAAAAGTCTTTAAAAAATTTTTAGGATTAACAATAGACTCTGCTGTTCGTAAAGCTTTTTTAACCTCTCTAAATATTCTACCTTTTCTTGTTACACCTATTTCATTTCTAAAAGTAGACTTTCTTTCTCTAACTTCTAGTTTTGAATTTTGAACTTTATCGTCTCTTAAATTTATTTCTTGTTCGTCTATACGTTGTATAGTTGTATCACCTGTATCTTCTAATTGTGTTTTTGGTTGGCCTTCAGTTGTTCTAGCGTCCGCTTCAACAGTTCCAGTGCCCTTAGGTACTCTACCTCTTTCAGCTTCTTTAAATACATCATCAGCTCTAAATCTTAATTGAGAATTTATATAGTCAAATAAACTTTCGTTTTCTTTATTCGGTCCAGTTTCAACTCCACGTCTACCTCTATTAAAACGATTAATCATATTAATAAACTCTCTAGATCCAAGAACGTCAGCAACAAAAGATTTAAGTTCGTCGTAGGTAAGCTTTATTTTGTATCTAGAAGCTATTAAACCATCTAAATAACCTTGATTTTCAAACTCTTTTCTTTTTACTTTAAACTGTTCAATAGCTCTTTTAGCACCAACTCTATCCCACTCTGGTTGTGTATAGTTTTCACCAGTGTTTGGATCAACAGCCAACTTATCTACAGCTGGTTTAGCATCTACTCTTTTAAACTTAGTTCCAGTATCATCTGGTTGTATATTAGTGTCAGCGCCTGTACCTCTTTGTATACGACTACTTAATGCACCTTTGTGTATACTTTTATTATACTCTCTTAAAAAATCTAAAACAGCATCTGCATCACCAAATCTAACTTTTGAAAATGGACTAATGCTTCTTATTAAATCTACAATAGGTTGCATTAAAGATTGCAATGTAGACTGATCAATAGTTACTTTTTCATTATAAATTAAATCAGATAATATAGTTAAGTATTCATCTGGATTAGCCTCCATGTACGAAACTGTTGCCAAACCTTTATCGTTAAACTGTAAACTATCTACATCTAAACCATATCTTTCAGCTTGCTCTCTAGTTACTTCTCCAGTAAGATCAGCATATTGATCTTTTATTACTTCATCAATTAATTTAAACTGATCTTTTAATTTTAATCTTAATTGATCTATCAATTTAATATTTATATCACCATCTTTTAAAGCTTTTCTAAGTACACCATGCAGCAACTCGTGGTTACCTACTGTTATATCTCCTACACTTTTTGCTACGTCTAAATTTATTATTAATCTACCGGTTTTAGAATCTACAAATCCAGATGAATTTTTAGCGGCGTCTTCACCAAACTCTTTAAGCACCTGATCTCTCGTCATCTCAGTGTACTCAAGATTATATATTGAAGAGTGTTTTTTAGCAAAATCTAATTTACCTTTAAATATTTTATCTCCTATTCTTTTCGATCTAGCTTCTGCCTCTTCAACCATTTCGGTTCCTTCTAAAGCCGTGTAGCCTTCTGTCATCTGAAGTATATCGTTTTCTAGGTTTTTTATTTCTTCTTGTAAAGCTGGATCAACTTTAGTTTTATCTTTCCCAATGCTTTCAGCTCTCTCTTGTTTTTTCTTTAGCTCACCTTGTTTTCTTAATAACTCACTTTCTTTTTGAAATATTTCTTCTCTAGCCTCTTGATCAACAACTCTAGAATCTATAGTAGAAAGTAATTTGCCTTTATACTCTTGCTGCTTAACCCTAGCGTTTAAAGCGTTATTGTTTTTTATTTCAATATTCATATCAGCAATTTCTTCTGGTGTTGCTGATTCTAATATTTGCTCTATTTTATCAAACGTTACTGTTTCTTCGTTTGGTCTACCTTTATTTATTGTGTATTTACCAGGACTTAAAGCTGTACCAATATCTACAACAGCTTGACCACCTTGTCCTAGTATTTCTAAGCCAACATCCGCTGCGTTTATTTTTTCACCAATAACAACTTGACTTAAAGCTTCACCACCACCACTAACTACACTTTCTCCAACTACACCTTTTCCAAATGCTAGAGCTTTTCTACCTGTTTTAGCTGTTTTAAAAACGCTATTTTGAACAATACCACCACCAATATTATCAACAGCAGCTATGGTTAAACCCTTAGCAATTGCTTTGTTTCTAAACTTTAAATACTTTTCATCATCTTGAAAAAACTTTACAAGCTCTTCTTCAGATGGTATTTCTCCACCAAACTCTTGTTTTATTAACTCTCCAAATTTACTAGTGGTTTCTACACCACCACCAAGTGTAGACATAACACCTCTTAAATAACCACCAACACCCATCAAAGGACTTTTAGTTTTTGCGGCAGTAGCAGCACCTTGCACACCACCAACTAATTGCGACAAGCCAAGTAACCCTTTAGATTTATTAGCCCTAACTTGACCAGCTATAGATTGTACAGTTATTTCAAGCGCAACAGCTGGATCATACACTGTTGCTCTAACAAAGCCTAATACGCCGTTTTCTTCTTGATCCATTATCTCAATAAATTTATCTGTTTTTGGAGATCTTGGAGCTAACGCTTGTTTTTCTAAAACTTCAATATATTTTTTAACATCTTCTTCTGTTAAGTTTTTTCTGTCCTCTTCACTCATGGTTATACCATCAAACATGGTATCTGTAAATTCACCGGTTTGACTAGATGCTAATGATCTTCCAACAAGATATGCTATATCATCTATAAACTTACCACCAGAAAAACTTCTAAGTCTAATACCTTGAGATCTATCATAATCATATCTAACTTCTTCTTCCCAACCTGGAGTATCTATAATCTCTAGTCCTTTTAAACTTTTTCTATTTGGATTATAATATAGTCTATTTCCATTTTCATCCAACTTATATTCTAATGGTTTTTCACTTTTTGTTTCTCTAGGGGCATTAACTAAGTAGTTTCCTTCAGTATACTTGTAGTTTTCTTTATCTTCTTTTATTTTATCTGCGCGATCTTTTATACCTTCTTTAGCAGCTAAAGCAACTTCTTTTCCAAAATCACCAGCCTTATATACAGTGGCTATCATTTTGCCCATTGGGCCTGAAAGCATAGTAGCGTTTACAGCTTTTTCAAATAGATTCTTTTGTAGCTCCGAAGAACCATCTTCCGATTTGGACTCCGTATCTTGTTCCACTAAACTTGGTGCTTGATTTTTTTGGGACTGGCTCGTCCCTTTCGACTTTCCCGGCTCATCAGGTACTAGAGTGGGATTGTACTTTCCGTACTTATTGAAGAACATGTCTTCGTTTTCAGGTGATACGTTTTTGAATATAGTTTCACCATTGAGAATAAATTGATATCTTTTCATACTGTTTCGTTAGTTACCCGTTAAAATGTTTTATGCAAATTCGTCTTCGTCTTTTGCTGTATCTTGCTCTGTATTTGTACTATAAACATTACCCTTGTAGGTAAATGTTTTGCCAGAACCAAATCTTTTTCTAGCAGAAGCCAAAGCTTCTTGCTGTGTTAATTTAAAATCAAAGTTTTGTGCAACCTCTGGTTTTAAATTATCATTAAAGTTTTGTTCCGCCATGTTAGTGTAGTACTCACTAACATACTCAGTTAGCATCTTAGGATTATTATATATACTCCTAACTATAACTTCGGCGTCAGCCATATTTATAGGTGTCTTAGGCGTAGGATCCATAGCTTCTAGTTTACCTTTATCTTTTCTAGCACTAGCAATACCAAGATCTTCATACGATGCTGTCATTATAGCTTCAGCTAAATCTTCAATAAACACTCTACCAAATGGATTTGTGTTTTGAGCTAACGATCTTAAATTACCTTTAGCAACTATCTGTTGCTTCATATTATTATAGTTCTTCTTGTAGTTGAACTCATTGTTTTCGCCTAGCTGGATATTTTCAGCCTTTATAGCATTGTCAGCAACTATAGCTCTTATAGCATTAAAACTAGCCTTATCAACACCAGCTCCTTTAACCATACTTTCTACTTGGCTAAAGCTCATGAAGTTACCGTTTGCTTTAGATTTAGGTTCTTTAGCTTCTTCTTGACCTTGACCACCTTGCATCTCATTAGCCTTCATAGGAGACTTCATAGTCATAGGACTGCCACCAAACTCATCTTCATTATCTTGTTCCCAAACAGGATGTGCAGATCTTTTTTGAGTTTGAGTATCTATATCTAGTTTTCTTTTTTGTTGTGTTTTTTTATCTTGCTCTTTCCAGTATTTTTCTGAAGCGTCAACAAAACTTTGGTAACCTTCTTTAGTGTTAGGGTACTTATTACCAAACTTATCTTCTTTAAAATTACCATCTGAAGATAATTCAAATCTACCATCATCCCAAGCGTTTGCGTAGCTAGCTAGCTTAGCATTATTGTTTTCATCAAACTTAACATACTCTCTCAGCTCTTCACGTTCAGCAGCATAACACTCTCTACCAGCTGGCATATTATACCCAGCGTTACCGTTCTCATCGTAAACAACCTCCATCTCACCTTTTACTATTTTAGCTACAGCGTTAGCGTTGCATCCACCTAAATCTTTGCTTGGATTTTCTATAGGTACATTAGCTATTTTATCGTTTAATTCTTTCTCTTGTTTTATAGCATCAGCCTCTTTGTTTAGATCGTTTTCTAAAGACATCCTACCTCTTTTGTTTAAATAAACATATTTAAACCTTTGTTTTCTTAGTTTCTTTTCGTATTTCTTGTACTCTTCATCTGTCATTTCACCAGTCTTAGCTAGTTCAGCTTTCATTGCTGAATTAAAATGTCTATTTCTAGCTTGTATAACTGTATTAACGCCTTCTGATAGGTGATCAGCTAGGTCCATAGCAGCGGTTGTAGCCGCTAATTTACCAACGCCTTCTGCTCGTGCCACTTGACCAGCACCTTGTACTAACATTCTATCTGCCATATTATATTAATTTAATTAGTTGGAACATACTGTCCGGTAGCCGAATCATAAGTATATGTTTGTTGTGGGTTTCCTGTTGAAGGAGTAAAAGTACTTGATTCACCTGTGCCTTGTGGTATAGATGTATTACCTAAACCTTGTGCGGTTTCATCTCCAAAACCGGCTACAGCACCTGCTATGTTTTGTAAGCCACCTGATATAGCACCCATTTTAGCTGCTTGAGCTTGACCAGCTTGTTCTGCCGCAGCTGCTGTTTGCTGCTGCGCCATACCAAGAAGTGTTGATGTTCTATCTAATTCTGCACCTCTTTTAGTATACTCTCCTTGTATTTGTAAATCTTGTATTCTTTGCGCCTCTTGTCTTGCTGCCATTTGATTACTAGCTTCTTGTCGACCTATATCGACTGATGCTTGTTGTGATGCTAATTGCCCTTGCTGTGATAACTGTTGAGCTAATGCTGCCACACCACCACCACCTGCAGCACCACGTAAGCTATCTAATATGTTAGATTGACTTTGTTGAAACTGTTGTTTTTGAAACTGAGCTTGTTGTTGGTTAACAGTTAAATCCTCCATGGTGTTCTCCATGTTTAAAAAAGGATTACTAGTATCTAGATTTGCATAAACATTTTGAAGTCTATTCATCTCTTCTCTAGCTTCAGCTTCTTTTGCTTCAGCAGCTCTTTGTTGTTTACCAGCTTGTATAGCTCCAAATATACTAGTACCAGCAGATACGGCTGCGCCTATAACTGGTAGTATTTTTAAAGGACTATTTTTTTCTTCTGCCATAATTGTTATTTTACTATTATATAGTTACATTTTTTGCTAATTATTTACTACTTTCTTCTATTTCACAGGCCGTAGCATAGAGTTCAGCTTTAGCTGTAGAGTTGTTTCTAAAAGTAGCGGTAGCGTAATAACCTAGCATCGATCCCATTTCAACTAAATTATTCTTTTGAAAAAATATAAACGAGCTAGTTGTTATATCGTCGGTATTAACACCTTGCTCTTCGATGTTTAAAACAGTTGTTGACGTTGTTTCTGTTATAGTGTTTATAACACCGATTAACTGCATAGCACTACTAACGTTAAATCCACCAAAAGTATTTGTTGGATAATTCACAAAGTAAGCTGTGTCGCCAACTTTGCAGGACATGTTGATAGGTGTTGTAAATGTTAAATTTATTGTTGCCATATTATGATACTATATTATCTAAACTAACTGTTATTACTGAGTCGTCTATACCAACTTTATCTATTAAAATTAATATATATAATTTATACTCTGTTGTTCCTGTTCCAGTTGCTCTTATGCTACTAACACTAAATTCAACGTTACCACTAGTTAACGCCACATCGCTAGGCACTGGATGATTACTTGCTTGTGTAAATGTCTTACCTGTCAATGTATATATTAATGATATTTGTTTATTTTTACCATCATGCTCAAATCCATAGTATTGATTGTTAGCTGCACCTGATCCACCACCGTTTATAGCAGCACCAGTAACAGCTGTGCCTATAACCTTAATTACAGAGCCAGTGTATTGATTAAATGTTTGAGTTGGAAAAGTAGATGCTATACTAGAATCTTTTGTTCCTGATGTTTCTAAGTTGATCTTATAAGTTGTAGACCTTTTAAAAGCGACAGGTCTATTGTCCGCTGCTATTATAGACTTAGACAATTCACATTCATTAGCGTTATCACCATCTGGATTTAAAGTTAAAACTTTTATAGTTTCTCCATCTGCAAAAAATTTATTGTTAGCGTCTGTTAAGAAAATCTCATCTCCAACTTGCACGTCTGTTAAGCTATCAAATATAACCTTAGTCGCACCACTTGCCGCCATGCTACCGTTAACCTTGGTTACGCGTATTGTGGGTAAAGAAGGAAACCTTTGCTTATAAAAATAATGACCTTTTTTATTTAACTTTTGAGATAAAGATTGTTTAACACCAACGGGTAAAACAAAAGTTGAGTTAGTGTTTGTTAGTATAGAGTTATCGTTACTATCTAAAACACTTAGTTCAAAAGGAGTGTTTGGTGATCCGTATATTTTTATAAACCTTTCTTCACCTTCTTTATTAATTGTTGAGCTACCAAGGTATAATCTTTTTATAGTATTAGTTGAAGGCGTGGTAACTCTAGCAACAGAGTAGTTTAAATCAACATTAACATCGTCTCTTGACTTTATAGCTCTTGATGAATTACAAACTATATTAAACTTATTTAATGTTGGAGTTTTTTCTATAAATAAATTTAAATTACTATTGTTACCAGAAGATACACTAACAGATGGTGGGTTTGATATTTTAAAGTTAGTGCTAGGTGTTATAGTAAATGTAGCTATTGCAACGTTTTTATTATAAGGTATTATACTAGATGTAGTATTAGTTGTTAACTCATTAACTTTACCAATGTTTGTTCTACTGGTTGAAACTGTAGTTGTGTTATTTATTACTATATTACCATCACTATCTATAGTTTTACTACCAAAACTTAGTTGCTTTGAATTTGTTTTTAATTTTTGTGATACAGCTAATCCTGTAAAAGATAAACTTGAATTATAAGTTTTAGCTGCTATTTTTAATTTTAAATTTGTAGTAGTCTGTAACATAATTTTATACTTCTGTTGGATATAGATTTAAAAATATTTTATTGTTTTTAATTAAACCCGCTAAATCATCAGCTATCGATGATGCGGCTTGCCAAAAAGGAATTTCTAAGTTTGATTGAAAAGGTATTTTTACTTTAATTGTTTTTGTATCTATACTACCATCGGGTTTTACAACTTGAGTTATTTCAGCATTAGCAATATCTAAATAACTATTATTTTGAGTAACAACTCCACTGGTATTTGTTTCTGAAACAAGTAGTGTGTAATTTTCAGGCGTGATAACACTACACGACATGAGCCAGTTATTAACATCAAGTGAATCTGTTGATGGATCATTATCTGATCCAGCAGCGCTTGTTGATATAATTTTCCAAATATCAGCTGTTTCGGCTATAAGCTCGTAATCAGGGTTGTCACCAACTGATATATACCACTGTAGATGGGTTGGTAAAACTCCATCTCCGGGTGTTAAAAAAGGATAATCTGTAGGATTTAAATATGGAATACTACCCGCACCACCTTCACCAGACCACGCTGCAATTCGATACCCTTCATTTCTTTGTAGATCATGAGCAACAGGATTTGACTCAGCATTAGGACCAATTGTTCCTTGTGTTAAAGTAATGTTAGCACTAGCATTGAGATCCATTCCATTAGATCCAGTAGCTCTAGGTGGAATTAAACATAAAATTGATCCGCACTCTGTGGTTACATTATTAGTGTTGTTAACATCAAACCATCCGCTCCAAGTGTTTCCATCTTCGAATGTAGCTGAACCACTATATTGATTATAAGTTGTTGGTTGAAAACTAGCTAAAGGAGAATCTTGTTGTGGATCTGGTGAACCAACAAAGTATCCTGGATTATTATTTAACCATAAAAAATTAGGATCATACACAGGTATGTTTCTGTAAGCATAAAGATCGTCTTCGTCATTAAAACAATTCCTGTTTTGAAGCCAGTAAATACTACTCGCGTAGGCAGCATCATCAAAATATTTAGCTACAAAAATATCGCAGTTTTCATAATTAGAGTTAATTATTAATTCAAAAAATTGGAGACCTATGCTATTATTAGTTGGGGTCCAAACCTCTTCTTCTTGACAAGGGGCTGCCGTACATCCAAAATCTAAATTTATATAAACATCATTACTAGGCATAGTAAAACCAGGATCTAGTTGAACCATAACTATAATCTCGTTGTTGCAATTAGTATCACCATCTGTTAGGGTGTCATATATTCTTACTTGATTTAAAGTGCCTTGGTACTGAGATATAGCTGCACCTGTTGTATTAGAATTCATCTGCCAACTACGTACAGAGGTTTCTAGTGGAGATAATGCACCAATGTTAGCAGGAGAAATACTATTTAAAAAAACCATGTTTGAATTTATACGGTAATTAGGTAGTGGAGATATTTTTAAAAAATATGAATATACGGTTTGAGCTTGAGAAGAAGTATAACCCGTACCACTAGGTAGGGTTTGAGCCTCTAGTGTTCCTGCGCTCATGTTATCTCCAGCAAACTCTTCTGCTGAATATGATGTTATAGTACAATTTTGTAGTGAACTTGACATAATTAATTATATTAACCAGAGTAACCAGAGTTATTAGAACCCTGACCAGCTGGATCGTTACTAGTATCGTTTTGAATAGTAAAAGTAAAAGTAGAAGGTGCTACTTCTGGTAGTTCAACCACCGTAGGATTACCTATACCCTGAACAGTAAACTCATTAGTATCTAAATTTGCCTGTGAACTCTGTACACCTTGTATTCTATTAAACCATTTATTTTCTTTATCTATAAACTCAACAACTCTACCTTCCTGTAGATCAGTATTTAAAGCATCAACCCACCAGCCATTTTTACCTATTAAGTTGTAGTAGTCATAATCATCTAGATTTTGTATAACTCTAGATTGTGAACCTTCATAGTTCATAGCTTTAAAAGATTTTACCTGACCAGGAGCATCGTTAAATACAACTTCTAATTTAGACTCACTAAAAGAGTTTAGAGAAGTTGCACCATAAAATAAATTTCTACCTACATTTGGTGAGTAATGTTTCCATATTGTACCATCTTTAACCGTTAGGTATTGACCAGAGATAGATAAACCTTCATCTGGTTTAAACGATTTAAAACTAACCCAACCTTTAGAAGTTTCGTTAAAAGAAATTGTTGGGCCATTAGCTGGTGATGGTGTAAACGTTAAGTTATATTCACCATTAACAGTATCAAAGTTACCAAGAAGTTTAGTTTTATTTTTTAAATTTTTTCTAAACCAAGTTTTCATACCAACACTTGATATAGGAGTTAAACCATCTCTTGATAATCTAAGAACAGCTCCTCTTTGTGTGTCGGTAAAATACATTCTGTATTGATCAACAGCTAAAGATTCTGGATTATTAGATATGCCATAGTCACCTAAAAATGTAGATACTTGTCCTAGCACTCTATCAGTTGCTGTTAACTGTGGATTACCATCTGCATTAAACACAGCTTCTTTATTTGCTAAAATTCTTAATATTCTATCTTCACAAAAAGCAATAACATCTGTATCTCTACTTTTTAATCTTTGTATAGAGCCATAAGCCGGGTTTAAATCTTTAATTATTTTTTCACCCATGTTAAATTCATTTAAATCATTAACACCAGATGTTGTATTATATAAACCTGAATATATTAAACTACTTGTTTTGTTCTCTTGACCAAAGTCATCTATTGTTGCAGATACTCTAACACCATTATCTATTTGAGGTGCGTTAAAGTCATCACGTATTCTATCTGATTCTACTCCGTTACCAAATGAATAACAATTATGCCAACCAAGTTGAACAGCATATTGATAAACATCTTTTTTAATTTGGTAGTAACCTGTTTGAAAATGTAAGGTTACATCAAATGAAGTACCAGCTACAGCATCAGGATCAGCTTCATCGAAACCAGTTATCCATCGAACATCTGTTAATTGATTGTTACCACCAAATGAACCAAAGGGTGGAAAATGTTTTAAGAATATATTACCAGGAACATCATCTCCAACTACACTAGCGCCGTGGCCACCTATACCGTCACTTACGGCAAAAGCACTCACATCGTTAAACGCAGAACCATCTTGATTTGTTATAGATATTGTTCCTTGCGGTAAATCATCTGTAACACCACCATCAAAAGTTATAGTAACATCTACAGTTGGACCTGCTACGTATGTTACATTACTACCAGATGGAGCTTTATAATATTTTTCAACTTCACTTTTTGTAATTAAACCACTACTATGTTCAAAGCTAATGTGATCGCCAATACCTATTCCACTTTTATGTACACCAACGACATCATCAGCGTTAGTTGATATTACTTTTATTATAGATTCGTTTTGTGTATACTCTGCTCCACCAACTTTAATATCTTTAAAAAGGTTTCCATCTAAATCAGTGGTTAAGCTGTTTATTTGATTACCACCTTCAATATCAAAGTATTGACTAAACACTCTAGATTTTAATGGTGCGTAAGCCAACGTGTTACCTTGTTCTAGTTTCATAGGTAGCGCATGTGTAGCTTCATAGTATATATCAAGTTCTTCACCTTCTTTAGGTTCTGTTTCCCAAACACCTCTATCTGTTTCAGCTTCAATTACATCTCCACCGCTAATAAGAGCTCTTTGTAGTATACTAAATCTTATAGCCCCAGCTGATCCATCGTGTTTAGCTTGACCTCTAGGATCAAACGCTTCTAAATCAGTTATACCTTCGTTTAGTATTTCCCCTGTTACTTCATCTACTTTTCTAAACTCAAATCTTATAGAGTGTCTATTACAACCTCTTTGACTACCTTTACACTCTCTACATATAGCTTGATCTAAAAAATTACCATCATTACCACCTGGATCACCAGCTATATTATTTTTCCTACATCCAACTTTTATTTTAATTGGTTCAGCTGGATAAGAAGAGTTAATAGAACCAGAAACGTAAAAATCTAGTTGAGAGCCCGTTAAATAAGAAGCTCCACTTTCTTTTAATATACTCCAGCAATCTATAGGATTGTTATTCTCATCCACACAATTAGCATTTTCACCGCCCCATCTTAAATCTGTTTCTGAAGCACTACTTCCACCAAGTAGAAATGTAGTACTATCATAAGCTGTTGAACTTGGACTTGATATATCTGGACCAAAAGGATTGTTGTTGTTTGTAACAGGTTGTGTAGTAGATATTACTTTCTCTTTAAATTGATTATCATCATCATCTACTTCATCATTATCAAACGCACGGCCAAAGTTTTTTATTTCGTTTGAATATTGTATTGGTAAACTAACACTTCCATCGGGACTAGATTCAACAACTACATATGTGTGTGGTTCGCCTCCTGGACCAGATCCATCATCTAAAAATCTAAAATAAGTTCCAGGTGTTGTAAAGTAATTGTAAACAGTTAAAGCACCACCAACACCATTTAACTCAGATATATCTGTCGCGAATGTGCCTTCTGCTCCCCAACTATCTTGAGATCCATCTACACCTTTAGTTTGACTAAACACCATTCTGCACATACCAACTGCTGTTGGATCTGCACTCGTGTCTAGTGCTGTTGGCTTGTAATTGAATATATACGGAGGAGTAGAGTATTCAGTATCATCATTTGATAATGTTGTTAGTCCGTATCCAGCCGCTGGATCAGACGCATTTCCTCTAATACCCATCTCTGTTGTGTTACCAGAATTTGTACCAAACTCTTGTAAACGATATTTAGTAGCTCTAGCTCCATCTAAAAAAACTCTATTTCTAATATTAATACCTAGCCCAGCTATATTAGCATATGATGTGCCTAAAGTAGATTGATGCCAAGTTAAAAAATTTTCCCAATAAGCTCTTGTTATAGCACCATAGTTAATAACTTTATCAGCGTTGTTGCTTCCAAAGTTATCATCAAAATGTTCCACTCCTATACCTTGTAAAACACCGTTTCTTTGGCAACCTAAAGCAAAGAAGTTAGCTTGAATAGGATCATTACTTAAACCTTGAGGTGCTGGATTTTCTGAAAACTCACCCCAACCCCACCAGATATAAGGTGAATTTGACGTGTCTGTTACGTTTGCTGAACCAGTTGATTCTGCATCTAAATCAGCGTAAACACCAGTGCTACCAAATGCAGTATTACCACCACCTACATAAGAGTATGGACCAGACTTAGCTGGACTATAAGTTTGTGAATCAACATAGCTTATAGCCACTTGATCTATCTCGGTAAAACCAATAGATGATGCTGTTATTTTTTCTACATATTTTTCTATTGGTTCATCTTTTTCTATTAATACAAAAAATCTACCATCAAACTCTGGTTTGTTTTCTACCACCTCCTCTTTAAACTCTAAGAAGTAATTTAAATCATTAGCAGAAGGATCTGCTTCAAGTAAATTTAGTGCGTAACCAGCTAACGTGAAACGTTCTCTCATATTAGCACTTTCACCAAATGATTTATTAAATCTAATTGTAGCGACGTTGTCCGTTGAACCTACTGTACCTCTACTAAAGTTTGTTACTTTTTTAAAATCTCCACTTACTATTTTGTTAACAGTAACACCTGTTGAATTATTAATAGTTCTACCAACAACTCTAGCTAGTAGTTGACCTCTTTTATTAGGACCGTATGTATCCAAAAAGTTTTGATATTCATCTGGTCCAATGTCAATAGCTTTTCCCCTATCAGGATCTATAAGTAAAGTTGGATCAGCAGTATTTACAACATCACCACCACCATCATGGGTAAACTCTGATCCTAATCTTACCTCACCCATAAACCTATGGTCTATCTTTATAAAATCAGGAGCTTCATTTTCTATAGCTATTATTTTATATCTAGCATCTTCTAATACTGGTATGTTTTCTCCATGAGCTTTTTTTAATTCTAAGTAAGTTTCAATATCTACTTTGTTTCTATCTGCTGATGGAAAAGATAACCATATATTTTCCTGTTCCTCAGCATAGTACCATCTATCCATCACCATACTATAGTATTCGTTAGAAGTTTCTTTAACGTAATACTTAACGTAATCCATCCACTCCATAGTGTCAGGCGTACTAGCTGGTAAACCTAGTTTGTTCCAGTCTTGTTGAACTAGTAGTTTATTAGACATTGCAGCTAGTTGTTTTTTAACTCTTACATCGTCTGTTTCAACTATATAGTTGGTTGTTGTTGGATCAGAATCTAAATCAATTAATCTATTTGATACAATAACAGGTGTTTCTCTACCGTACTTATCACCAAAAACCATACCAACTTTATAATCTCTAATAGTTTTTACAGATCTTTTAGGTTGACCATTTACAGGTTCACTTACAACATTTTGAGTTAAACCAACAGGATATGTTAGATCAAAACCTTGTACGTAATTACCGTACACTACTCTACTACCAGTTATTTCTTGAGCTTTAGCGTGCCTAGGTACATTGTCAAAAGCTCTAAGTATTTGATTTGAAGGTATAGCTCTATGTATAGTTTCTGATTTAATAGTTAAGCTACCAGTTTCTATACTTAATTGAGTTGTGTTATTGTTATCAACAGTCGTATCGTTTGGAGTAAATAACTCCCACTCGTTATCTCTAACCTTCTTAATACTCTTTATACTGTACACCGTTGGATTATCAGTTGATTTGTATAGCACTTCAACTTCTACAATATCTAAAGCTCTATCAGTGTAATAAGGTATAAAATCTTTTATAGTTAATTCTCTTATAGTATTTATCATACCTAAGTTATGGCCTTTCTTTACGTCATAATCAAAAAGACCTGGATCAAAAGCTAATTCAGAAAATGGAGAGAATGCAGAGTACTCGCCATCTTCGTATTTATATCTATAACCAAACCTAGCAAACTTTAATTCAAACTTTGGTTTTTCTAAACTAGTAACTTCAAAAGACCAAGAGGTCATATCATTTTCAATTATCAAACTAGGTTCAGTTAAAACTTTAACTCTTATTTTATTGGTTACAAAATCAACGGGCACAGATGTTGTTGACGCTTCATCTAAGTATGTTAAGAACTCAACTTTAAAATCAACTGCATCAAATCCCACTTCAACTTCTTCTTGAGTTACTGTTAATACATCTCCTTGAATTAAAGGTATTTGACTAAGCTCAGGTGATGATATACCTATGTTTACTGCGGTACCGCTAGTGTCATAAGATAAACCTATTTGCAATTCGTCACCTACTATTGGTTGAACTCCACCTGATATCCAAGGAACTAAACCAGATGTGTTTAAATATTCGTTTACCGTAAACTTTAACTCAGCTACATCACGAGCATCAACATGTATAGTCGGTGCTGTTTTAGGCGCTGGTCTAAGAACAGTAACATGCTCTTCTAATAAATCATTGTTAACATTACCAAGGTTAGCATCACTAAACTCTACGTCACCAGCATCAACTAAGTCACCATTATTGTTTGTAATTAAAAGTTGTGTGTGAGTATCAATATCAGCAGTAGTACCTGCTTTACATCTTGTTATGTTTATTTTTTTAGGCTCATGTACACCATCAGTAAAGAATAGCAAATCATCTATAATGTTTATAGCTGTAACATGATTGTCTGGATGTAGATTTAAAACTCTTGGATGTTCAAACTCTGCGTGAGTAAACGTACTGCTATCCCAAGAAGAAGCATCTATAGGATCATAAAGCCTTATTATATTACCATCAATCTTTTTAATCTTAATAAAAGCAGAGTTATCATTAGCAGTGTTATACAAAGTAAGAGTCATGTTCTCTCTAATTCTACTTGTAAATCCAGCAACTAAAGTTATGTTTATTGTGCTCGATGTAAACTGAGTGAAATCAGTTATTACATTAGCTATAGGTGAGTGGACTCTCCATATATCAACAACAACAGGTGAGCAAGCATTTGTGTCTACGTTTTGCTCAACTATAGTATCTAGCATTGTTACGATGCTAGTTGTCGCATTATATGATTCAGCATCTTGATCTTTTGGTGTAAATAAAAAATAAGCATTATTTGTTTTTTCATCACCTACAGATCCAACACAAGTCATATCACCTTGAGAAACAGAAACAGTATCACCACTACTTTCATTACCACTGTAGTAGCCTATGTTAGTATTTCCTTCTAAATTTTGAACGACACCACCATCACCTTGGCCATCACTACCTCCATCTGTAGTTCTAACCTGTATGTTAACCGCGTCTCTGTACTGGCCTTGAGGAACTAATCTTATATCAAGATCTTTATTCATCTTACCACCAGTAAAACTATGTTTGATTTCTGCCATAATTTTATTTTATTTGTTTGCCCATACCTTTAAGTATCTGCGTGAATTCTTCAATCTTAATATTTGATAATCTTATTTTTGCTTTTCTAGTTTCAGCAAATCTTTCTTTTTTAAATCTTTGAACTATATACTCTGGCATATTAGATCTTGTAGATAATATACCATAAGCTATATGTTTATAACAAGCTTCTTCACAAAACTTATGCACAACCATTTCTGCGTCTGTACCTAGACCATCGCTAACGTAATGAAGTGTTATTGTTTCACCTGCTAGTGCAGCACCGAACTTTATTAAACCTCTTAATTGGTCTATAAAAAAACTACCGTTTATTTGTGAGTATTGCGGATCTAACCCATATCTTCTACCTTCTGTAGATATCTCTATATCAGAAGAATAGTTGATATCATACAGTTGATAATTGATAGGTGTTACATTTTGAAAGTTAGTAGAAGTATTACTTGGTGTTTGCTCTGTTAAGGCGTTAGCTGTAAATTGATATACACCACTTGCATCTTGTGTTATAGCAAAAGGATCAGATGTTTTTCTAGCTGGATATAAAGGCCTTTCTAAACCATCACTACCAACCCTAACTATTTTAATGTAGTTAACATAATCTTGAGGTAGTATCATTGATAGTGTGTTAGGTACTTCTATTTCTTGAGATTTGAAAGATCTTAACACATCGTATGATAATTCTTGTATAGCGCGCATAGCGTGAAACTGAATATCAGTTCTATTTACTTTACTTATGATTTTATTTTCACCAACATAAGCAACCATAAAAGCATTTATGATATTATCTAAAGTTGTAAATTGATAATCGCCGTAGTTAGCGGCGTTACCAGATCCATAATAAGTTTCTTGATTTTGACTTAGTAATCCCATTGTTAACTATTTTGTTCTTGATTTTTTACCTGCATTTGAGTTGCCCCAGCTTGTTGTATATCTTGTTTCTGTATTGTTACTCCAGCTAAGATTAATATTTTATTAACTAAGTTTTCTTCTTCAGATTGATGTAGTTGAAAATCAGTTGAAGTTCCAGCGTTATATAGGGCTTTTTCAAAACCACTTGGACCAGCTAAAACATACCCCCAATTAGGCTTTGTAGGATCTTTGTAATAAAAAACTCTCCAAGCACTTGACACAATTAAATCACTACCATTAGGATGAAATTGTAGATAAGCAATACCACTACTTAATCCTGTGTGAACATATATAGATCTACTAGTAGATGGGGCCGTTAATGGATTATTTAAAATATGATCAAGCTCGCTAGCACTTACTCTTTCTGCTGTTTTACCAGAAGCCGTATTATTACCTACAACTTTTATTATTCTATAGGGGTTGACACTACTAGGTAGTGCTGCACCACCAGCGGCAGTTGAAACAGTTATTAAGTCACTTTCTATAAAACCACTTAGCTTGTGCTCAATAGATTCTAAAATATCTGAGTGTTGTTTTTGACTATTAGGTTTTCTTTGAGCTAAATTAAGTTGATGAAAATAATTTTCATAAATTTCATTTTGCGCTTTATCAGAAAATAAGTTAAACTCTTGGGGTGTTACATAACCTCTCTGTTCTTTATTACAAAGTGCTAAAACTTTTTGATAAACATTATCTATTGGTACTGCCATAATTATTTTTATTTATAATAAGGAAACTGTTTGTTGAGCCAAGCTTTTCGTTTATCACAACCACAGTCTGTATAACCAGTTGCTCTCATAGCTAACTCTGTTAATGATTTTACACCTGTAGCTCTAGTAATTTTTTCTACAGTATCACCTAGTCCTTTTGATTTATTTGTTTCGCTCATATTATAATATATTTTACTATATTATAGTTACATAATAAAGTGAAAGGTTAGCCCTAAATAAAAATAGCCACCCAAAATGAGTGGCTATTAATATTAGCTAAAAGATATTAGTTTAATCTTTTTTCTATGTTTTGGTATATTTCCATACCTTCATCGGTTTTAAACCAAGCAGCTAGTGCTGAGTATGGATGTTCATCAAACGGAACAGTCATTAATTTTCTACCTGTGTTACCCCAAGTAAAATATCTTTGGTCGCGTGATAAATTTATAAGTTTAGCTTCAACAGCTTTTATACCAAAGTTTCTTAACTGAACATTATCATCTTGAGCTAAATCTAAGAATAATTTAGGATTTTTCCTTGCAAATAGTAGTAAATCCCTTTTAAGTTCCTTAGAACCTAACTTATTAACTTTAGATCCAACTTCTGCTCTTAGTATAGCTTCAGCTAAATCGATATCCATATCTTTAGCTATCTTAAGTGCTTCAACTTCAAACTCTAACCAATCTAATTCATTTTCAGCTATTTGAACTGGTTTATGTTCGTAAAATAACTTGTCTCTATGAGGGTGGTATAATGATAAAAGTTTTTGTAGAACTGTTTTTTCTTTCTCAACGTAAAGAACACCACTTCTAAATATAATATGTTCTAATCTTTGATCACCTTTCATTTCATCAACAAAACAAGTTCTTTGATTTTGACAATACTTAAGCTCTCTTTCGTAACCAAGTTTTTCATCAAAGTAATAAACGTTAGCTGATTTTATAGATCTTGACAAAGGTTTTTTATTTCCTTTTAAATAATAAACTCTATTTTTTATCTCCCAAGTATCTTTTGGTTTAGCCTTAACTTCAGCAACTTTAATTTTAGGTTTTTCTTCTACAATAGGTTGTTCTTCTACAACTATTGTTTCTTCAACTATAGGTTCTTCAACCTTAGTTTCTTTTTTCTTTTTTGCCATAATATAATATATAATATAATTAATAAAAATATAAGGGCGATACTAGACCGCCCTTATAAAATAAATAGTTTACTTCATTAACATAAAGTTGTTTGCACCTTGTGTGATCAAACATCTTTCTGATAACATATGTAATTGCATTGCATCAAGTGCTGATGTAGCGGCTCCAACAGAACCAGTAACCCAAGTTTTTAATCTTCGATCATCAGTTGCAGAAGCTCTATATCTAACGTGTAAGAACGGTCGCTTCATGTTTTTACCCATGTTTTGATCGTATACAGTAGATACACCAGCTGGAATCATAACACCTCTGATAGCACTAGCTCCAGCAGCATCATTAATACCACCTCTTGTAGCTCTATCATTTAAGTATCTGAAGTCAGATTTGTAAAAGTCGTAAGAACCTCTTCTAAATCCTGAGAAACCTAAATTTAAAGCCATATCTTCGTCGTTGTCAAATACTCCGTAAGAAGTACCTCCAGCTCCGTAAGAATTCATTGAAGCAAGCATATCGTCTATCGCTAAGCTAGTTGATCTGTTAACAAACATCATGTATTCTTCAATAGCACCTTGCTTGTCAAACTCAGCTAAAATAGCATCGAACTCAGCTAAATCAGTAGCAGCATTAACACCAGTTACACCTGAAGTTAAGTTACCTCTTGATTCAATAGCAGCAAATAAACCTTCAGTACCAGTTGCAGCGCCATCCTCTTGATGAACAGCTAAATCAGCATCATTAGTGCCAGAAGCTCTAACACCTTCAATCATTGACATTTCTAAGTAATCAGTAAATCTAGCTCTTGTATCAGCTTCAGCTTTTAAATACCAAAGATAACCTGATTGTCCTTGCTCAGATGAAACTTCTACCCAACCAATTCTAGATGCATCAGATCCTGATACTTCGTAGTAATCTTTTAAGATAATTGGCTTGTTAGTGAAAGTTGTAAACTTAGGTTCGTTAGCGCCTCTTGATTCAGTAGAAGCAGCTTGAGAACCACCAGCATCAGCTAGTGCTCCTGGATAAGATACTCCTTTTTTAAACTCAGAACCATAAACTAAAACAGTACAGTTGTCAGTACCGTTAGCTATAACAGCATCGTTATTGTCGTAAGGTATAACTTCAATGTCAGGTGAAGACGCAGTAGCGACTTCAGTTACAACACCTTTAAATGTTTGACCAGTTCCACCAGCAACAATAACAGTATCGTTCAAACGAATACCGTGATTAAAACCTGGATCTTGACCATCCATATCAGTTAATACTTCTATCTTGCAACCTAAGTTACCATTGATACCAGCATCATTGTCTAACATAGAACACTTATAAGATAAGTGTAATCTACCTTGCTCAGACCAAACAACTTGATCAGAGGTCATAGATTCTTCTGCACCAACTTTAGCTAAAAAACCTGAAATAGTTCTCGGTCCGAAAACTTCAGCTTCTTTTTCCATTAAGTCAGGCAGGTATTGTTGTCTCCAGTCATTAGTGGAGCCCGTAAAATCTAGATAATTTGTATTTAGCGCTTGCTTTTGTGGAGCAGGTACACTATTCAAACTACCTCCTGCAGTAATTGCCATAATATATTTTTTTTAAATGTTATTTTTTATTTTTACTTCTAATCTTAAAAGATCTATTTTTAATTTCAGAAGAAGATTGACCTAACACCTTATACTTAACACCCCCAACATTTGTTTCGCCATGAGTTTTTCTAGGTTCTAGATTAATGTTTTTATCTTTAGCAACTTGACTTTTAATTGCATCTGCTTTACCTTGCTCATAAAAGTGCTTGGCAATAGCATCAGCGTTCATAGCTGTATATAAAGATTTATGATAACCTGCAGCGTCGTCTATAGTAGACTTATCTTCACCAACAAACTTGTTGACAAAATTATTAATATCACTTTGAGCTGTCTTTACTTTATTAACATCATTAACATTATACCGATATTTTTTATCTCCGACATTATATTCAAAACCTTTGAAGTTCTGTCCAAAGAAACTATCAGTCTTATTTAAAAATGTTCTCTTGCTTTTTTCAGATAACTTTTTCTGACTTTCTTGATCTTTATTGTATTTATGATAGAAATTAATAGCATCTTGTTGTTCTTGAGTCAACTTTGACCCAGCTTTAATATCTTCATAGTATTTAGACTTTTGCCTGTCTAAGTGGGCTCTAGCCTCGGCAACTTGCTCTTTGAGGGCTATCTTTTTACTACGTATTGTTTTTTCATCATCAATATCATCTTCATAACCAAACTTCTCTTCTAATAAAAAATTACGTTCTTCTGCTGTTAAATGAGATTTAGTGCTTCTATAGTACTCGTCTAATATATCTGAGTCATCCATTTTTGAAACATCTCTATTTAAATTAACGTAGTCTTGTAAATCACCACCTGTTTCTTCCATAAACTCTACAACTTTTTGTATGTTTTCTGGTAGTGGTTCTCCAGTAGCAACTGCTTCTTCAACTGCTTCTTCAACAGCTTCTTGCACTTCTTCAACTTTTTCTTCTTCAGTAACTTCTTGAAGTACAGGTTGATCTACTGTTTCTTCGACTACGTCCACCTTTTCTTCTTCAGCGGGTTGTTGCTCAACCTCTTCGCTTTTAATTTCAGGTGTATTGTCTAAATCTATTTTAATAACATCTGGATCTTCAGCGCTATCAAACTTAGATAAATCTAATTCGTCAACAACTTCTTCTACGGGTTGTTCTACGTTTTCTTCAGTTGTTTCTTCAACAACTTCATTGTTTTCTTCTATCATAATAAAATTTTATAAAATATTAAAAATAAAGATTACAGGTCTAAACCTGCATCTCCTGTAACTATATCATTACCTGATGATTCAAACTTTTTAAGTGAATCACCCTCACTTCTTTGTGTAATCATTTCTTTTTGATGACCAGCTTGTCTATCAACTCTAGCATCTTTTCTATCTTCTCTTAAAGCTTCCATTTTATCTGCAGCTTCTTTTTTCATACCTTCTAGTCTGGTATTTAGTTGAAACTCGTATTGCATTAAATCTTTTTTAACACTAGCTTCTTCTCGTAAATATTGTATTTTAAGTTGATTTCTAGTTTGTTCTAGTTGAGCATCAGCCTGAGCGTTAGCTTGTTTCTTTTGCATTTCAGCTTGAGCTGCTGCTTGTTGTGTTTGAGCGTTTGCTTGTGCTTGTGCTTGTATATTTTGTTGTTGAATTTGTTGATCTCTTCTTTGCTTTTGTTTCCTTTTAATCTTCAACATTTGATTAGCTAGTTTTATATTTCTTATATTACGTAAATCTATAGCATCATCTAAATCTATAGAGCCTTGTTGTAAAGAAACCTGTATATTATTTTCTAGCATTTGTTTTTCTTCATCATCTGGCATTAACTCTATAAATATACCAAAATCATAAAGATGTAAGTTTTTCATTTCTTCTAACGTAGCTACGTTGTGTGCACCTAATGCCCTTATAAAAGCATCGCGCGTTGGTGAGTACTCTATTATATCTGCTATACGTAGTGATAGACACTCTGCAACCTCAGCCGTAATAAACATCATTGATTGTAATATATGTCTTGTAGCTGTATTAGAATTAGCTGCTGCCATTTTTTGTACACCTACTAAAGCATTACGATCTGGAGTACTAGCGTCTCTTGCTTCGTTTAATCCGGTTACATCTCTTATCATTTGTAAATAGTAGTTGTAAGTTGTAATTAAACTTTGTAATTTACCACTGTTAACACCGTTGTTTATTTGTTGTATTGGTACTTTACCAGGGTTACCATCACCATCAGATGTAAAACTTCTACCTATAACACTACCAGTTTGGAAGAACATGTTAAGTGCTTCTTGTGGATTATAATTTGTTCCATTACCAAGATCAACTTCTGCTAAACCATCAGCATCTAAATAAACACCATCAGGCACCATACGTGCCATAACTTGTTGTAGCTTTAAATGTGTTAATTGAATCATATCAGCAAAACTAGTTATTCTACTAACAATAGATTCTATTCTACCTTCATACATTCTTGGAGCAACAATTTGGTAATTCATTTTAACTCTACTAAAATCAGAGTCAGTTCTCATCATATTGTCACACATCTTCCATCTAAGTATCTTATCTGCACCTATAATGTAAACACCTTCATATAAAGTTTCAACAACTCTTTCAAGTTTAGAAAACTTAGCTTCCATATCTGCGGGTGGATTAAATTGATCATCTTTTTCAATAATCTTTTCGGCACCACTAGCAAGTTCTTTTAATTTATAAACATTATTCATATGAGTTTTATAATTAAAATATAAAACTTGAACTTTATTTTTATCTCTACTTGTAACGTAATCTAATGGGTAAGCGTATTTATTTGCTAATTCTTTTATTTCCTCTTCAGATAACTCTGGAAACTCTTTTACTAATTCGTTAATAGGTAGTTCTTTTACTTCACCAATATAATATACATCTTCAAAATAAGGTGATTCAGTATGTGAGTAAACTAAATTAGCTGGATCAACGTATTCTGCTTGAGCTCCAGTGCTAAAATCAAACGTGGTCTTAGTAGCTCCAATACCTAGTACTGTTAAATCGTATAGACATCTTCTTCTAATTAAATCATAATCACTACCTTCTAGTAAAACGTTTAGCGCTTGTTCTTCTGCTAGCTCTACAGCTTGTTTATAATCAAGTTGCATGTGAAGCGTTAGTTCTTCTTCAGTATCAGGAAGTTCTTCAGGATTATTTTCGTAAAGATCAATACCAAATTTTTGCTTAACTAAATCTGTGTATGTTCTAGATCTCATGTCACGAAGTATAGACTCCATGTAGTCTGTTCTTTTCTTAACTCCAAACTCATCTTGTGAAAAACAATTTATTTCAAAGTTTCTTTGAGCCATACCATTAACAACAATATCTACAAACTTAGGAATAATAGGTACAGGTTTCCAATCAAGATTTAAATAAGATAAATCACCATTTATAGATAATTCATTTTTATATTTTTGAATAGGTTGTTCTCCTCTAGCATATAATCTTAACGTATGAAAATTATTTTTATGACTGTTATATTTAGATGTACTTCCTGAAAACCATTCGTGGCGTATAGCTCTAGCTACTTTTAAACCGTAATCTTCATTTAGTTTTTCTAAATCGCTAACTGCTTGCGAAGGAAAATTTATAGAGTGTTCTGATCTCATATTTTATTTTTAATTATCGTAGATGAAAATCCTTTATTATTATATTTTGATATATGTAAATTTAATGGTTCTTTTTTTTGTTTAGGGTTTGGTCTATATAAATGTCTATTGCAAGCCATGATTGCTAGTCCAGAACTTATTGACGCATCGTGTTTAGTTCTTCTATTTATATTGAATTTAGACCAATCATTAAGTGTACTATTAAAATACATTGTTCCATAAGTGTTGTCTTGTAGTAAACCAACGTGATCGTTTATGTACATTTCTATAGCAGCAGCGTGAGCTTGTTTTATATCTTCACTAGAGTTTGGTATCCCACCTACTTCTTTTTCTGCAACTGATAATTTATTCCATATTTTATCAGGCCTATTCATACTAAAACCTCTATAACCTCTTCTACGTAAATAGTACAATAACCTTGGTTTATTATTCTCTGCTAATAGTGGCATGCCGTAGAATACTAGCGCCATTAAAACATCTTCAAAAAATATCTCAGCTGTTTGTGGTCTTGCTATATATTCAAGGAAAAAAGTATTTGCTGGTGCATCTTCCATAGAAAACTTTGTTAAACCGTGCAAAGCACCTTTTGATCCTCTTCTATCCACTGTTCCAGATATATCATATGAGTCACAACCAAATGCACCCATGTGCTCGTTACCTGGATAACGTACGCCATTTTTAATTATAACGTTATTTTGCAATTTTTGTCCTGGAACCCAACTAATATTAAACCTACCATTAGGATCTGGATTAAAAGTAACTAGTGTATCTTTTTTACCGCCAACCCACTGAAAGTTACCAGCTGTAGTTACAGATGAGTTTCTATTACCTTCATTATAATCTATCTGCTCGTATATTTTTATAAGGTTAAATAAACTATTTTTTGTTTCATCTCTAAACGCATGCTCTTCTGTTCTAGGAAACTGACGATAAAATTCATTTAAAGCATCTTGGTCATCTTTTAATCCATGTGCTTCATTTTCCCAATGATCAATTACTCCTTGATCTATCTCTACTCCATGTGGATCAAATGCTTGTTGTTTAGGATTAGTGAACACAGGTCGTCCGAATTCATCAATGAATCCCTCGTAATTCCATTCCATAGGAATAAACAAAGAATATAATCCCGACTTAGTCTGTCCATTTCTATTTCGTCTGGTAACATCTGAATCATTATATAGATTTTTAAAATTATCACCTCCTTTATCTAAGGCATTGGATGTGCTTCCCATCATACACTTACCAACTATTCTACTACCTAAACGTAAACAAGTTTTTGTAACTCTCCAGTTGTTTTTTATGTTATCAGGTCTTTCCCACTTACCACTTTCATCATGAACTAGTAGGTTTAACTTTTCACCATCATAGCTATTATCACCTGTATTTTTCCAGTCTATAGTTGTATCAAGACCCTGCATGTCATCAATCTCCTCTCGCTCCCTCATCTTTTTACGAGTAAACTTTTTAGCTGGTACTCTATAAGCTAGTTCAGATTTAGGTCGATCCATACCATCTTGTATTGGTTTGAAAAAGAAAGGATAGTTTAAACTTATTGGCACAACTTTATCAGTAAACATTTTCTTTGCATCGGCACCCGTTTTAGACAATATACCAAATCTACTATCACTTGCTAGAGTTGCCATGTTAACAGTTTCAGAAGAACTCATAAAAGAAAAACCAGAACGTCTATTTTTTAAATAACACATTCCGTAACTTCTTTTATCTGCTTTACACGCTTCCCAAAATATATAGAATAATCTATTTGCTTCTCTAAAGTCTGGTGCTCCAACGTCTATTTTACTCCATTGTAAATACATATAGTGCGTACCAGTCATATAAGTTGGTTCACCTTTGTTCATAAACCAAAACCCTTCTTCTCTTCTTTTAAACTCTTCGTCTATATATCCATAATGCTTTTCTTTAAAATCATCTGGATAAACTTGCCAGTCAAATACTGTTTTAATTTTTTTAAAATCAGGATTAGGTGAAAACTGTTTCCACTTTTGTTCTTGTTTAATTTTGCTACAAGAATAAATTTCTTTAGGTTGTTTAGGTAAAGCTATTTGTAAACCTTGTATTTCGATAACATCACCTATCATACCGGTTTTAGATATTACAACAACATCATTTTCTTTGTTATAACCATACTCCCACTTTTTAGATTTATTTAATCTTTTTATTGTAGTTAGTTTTACTGGCTCAACTATTTTATATAGTGTTTGCTCGTAACTCATTTTGATCTACCTTCTGCGAATCCTTTAAACTTATTTTCTTTTGCTTCTACAGTCTTGCCATCTAACATAGCTTCTTCCTCGTGAATCCTGTTTAGTATTTCAAACGCATCGAATATAGCTAACTTTTTTGTAGCTGCCGCGTTCTTTAATCTATCTGCTGATATATCTTCGTCTGAATCAACTATTTCTTCTCTAGCAACTTTAATAAGTTCTTCAACCGCTTTGTGCCCAGCTTGGATTATATTCTTCTTCGTTTCCTTGATATTCATATTTAATTGTAATAAATTTATTTAAAACTCTATATAATCTTTTACCTTCAATAATAAATTCATATTCACTATTTGGTGTAAAACCAACTAAAGTATTTAAATTATAAGCACCATCTGTATACTTTATAATACCAGTTAATGGTTGCTCATTATCGTTAGTTAGATTATTTGTAGATTTTATAGGTTGTACAAAACTATATCCAGGTGTAGCGATCCAATCTTTTCTTTTATATAAATACAGTTGATCTTGTGATATTATATATTTATCTTCTTTCCAATAAGATCTACTATTCTTCTCTCTACCTTTAACATCGTGCCATCTTCTAAAAATATTATGATGCACTATTACTTCATCACCCACGTTAATAGGTGATTGAAATAATAATGGAGTAGCGATAACTTTTGCTAATCTATTTACATATTGATGATTAAAAACCTCAGTGTTTAATATTAAATTTTTATCACCAACTTTTGTAGAATTATTATATCTTTCACCTATTGGAGATACAATAAAATCTTTATAAGCTTTCATTAGTATTCTAGATTATACTCAACTGATATGGCCATATTTTTATTAAAATCTTTCCAAGGTATAACCACCTCTTCTTTTCTAATATAAATACAATACTTGTCTTCTTCTTCTATTATATCACATATTTTGTGTCCGCCGTAAACTTCTTGTTGCACAGCATAATGCATTGAATCTGTTTTATAATCTTTACCTATAGTAATTTTTCTGATGATATTATTTTTCATCTTTATTTTCTTTAGGCCAGTTGATACTACCATCATCTAGATTAATATCATAAGTACCGTATTCTTTAGCTAACTTATCTTGCATAGTTTTAACTCCCTTTTGAGCTTCATCAAGACCGTGTAGTAAATGATGTTTTTGAGCTTCTACTTTGCCTATGTTAAATTGTAATCCATTTATAGTATTAACTATTTTTTGTAATTCATCTAAATGAATATCTGATATTTTATCAACCTTTTGCTTAAGGTCGATAACCTTTTCTTTTTTTGCCATATTTAATTTAATTTAATTTAATTTATATTTTTTTAGTATTCAAACCCAAGTTCAAGTCTTATTGGGCTTTTAAAACAAAGTTGTTCGTTATTATCAATTTGTTCACTTATATTTTTAACTGTCATTGTTGTCGTACTATCTACAGTAACAACTTCCATGGTTGGCCCACCAGTTTCACCAACTAATATATCTCCTGATCCAAATACAGTGAGAGGATTTGTTCCATCTACTGTTATTTGAACAGCAGCAGTTGAAGCGGCTTGATTACCAACTTGATTTAAATCTACATCTGTACCAAAATCAAAAGCACCATGAGCTATAGCAGCGACAAAATAAGTTTCATATCCTTCTGGTGTTTCGCTCATAGAAGATGCTGTTGATGTACCATCATCATAATTAAACCCTGACGGATGAGTAAGAGAGTTATTAAACGGAACACCATCTGAGTTTAATATTATTGTTGGAGCTACTTTACCTGTAAAATCACCAGTATTGAAAACACTATATCCAACTAAATGATCCGTATCAGTTGATGCACTTTCGTCTATTAGTATTTTACCTATTATATGTCTTCTGTAACTTGCCGAAAACGCAGCGGACATGCTAGAATGAATAATATCAAATCTAGGTGGGGCTACGCCATTAACTGTTCTAGCAAAGTAAAGTGTAAAATCGTGACTATTGCCTGCTGTTGCATTAGTACCCTGGATTATTCCGCTGATATTAGTTAACTTAGCAGTACCTTTTGGTATGTGAAATTTATTCCAAGTGAATAAACAGTCGTTGTCAGAATATGCTGTACCCATAGCGGTAGCAACTGTAAAATCTGGTCTAACTGTTGTTTGATAAAATCTTGAGTTCATATCTTATTTTTTATTATTTTGTTGTTCTTGATTCTTTTTTGACGATCCGCCGAAAAAGAAGTCGACTACCGTATTAACCTTTGCGCTCATTGCGCCAAATATTGTAGAGATAAAACTTATCTCAAATTCTCCTAGCTCTAGATCACCTGTTACAAAGTATCTAAACATCATGAAGCTTAATCCAAAGTACGCAATTGTAAATAACGTTGCAAGTATTTTTTGAATAAGAGCGTCGTCTTTGTACATATCTCTAGCGCTCTTTCTGTCTTCGACTTCTTGTTTGAAGGCTTCTTGCTCTGCTTCAAGTAGTAGTCGTTTAAGCGCAAGTTTCGCTTCATCTCTTTCTTTGTCCGTTGTAATAACTTTATCAAGTATTCCTTCTGCATTTTTTACTACCGTGCTGAATAAGCCACCTACTAAATTCTTTATCATCGTTCATTATCTTTTATCATATCATCGATAGACTTATTCATGACCTTATCGGTATATGATTTGTTATTAAAAAAAATACTCTTTTCAGAAGTTGGTATATCTTCTTCACCTAAGAGTATCCTATATATTCTACTTATTAAGTGCGAACACTTAAAGGAGGTTTTGAATACAGAGTATTTGATGGTTGTTCTATTTCTATGTCTCCACGTTTCGATCCAACCATTCCTCCTTAATTTCTCCCAACGGTTTTTATCCCAACTCATGGTATATGTTCCGTCGATAAATTCATTTCTTGTAAAACGCCCCTTGCAATCTAAATATATTAAGAGTTCAAGGTCTGCATCTGTTAACCCGTAAGTTTTACAGGCCCATTTTCTAACGAGCCTGTAATACTTAAGGATTTGTAAATCACGTAAATCGTGACTTGTTAATCTCATGCTAATATTAGTCAGCAGTTTCAGAGTGCTCTACAACGTGTATACCAGATACACCAGCAAGACCTGTTCCCGCGTTTCCATCAAAAACATCGATCATACCAGTGATATGGGGTTGTCCATACATTTTGTTAACTAAATCGGTAAGAACCGCTTTTTGTGTGTTAACAGTAGTAAGGTCTAAAACAACGATGTCATTGTAGTCAGCAGAAGCGTCATCAGCATCTCCAGCTCCTCCTGGTTGTTTTGCTTTTGGCTTGAAGAACAAAGATAACCTATCGTCATCATCTGCAATTGCACCACCTAAAGCAGCATCACCAGAACAAGCTCCCATAAAAGAAGAAGCAGGATATATGTTTGATCCAGTAACTTCATCATGGTCATCTGTCAATGTAGCACTTTGTCTAAAATACAAATATCTTTCCATTTTAATTTTTTTTTAATGATTAATAATTAATTTATGATTTTCTGTTTCTTGTTTATGGTTTATAGTTTATGTATAATCTACTTTAATAGATATTACACGCTTTTTGTAAATAGTAATTATTCTACTATAACTATATCTCTAGCGCGTATAACTTTATACATAGTATTATTGTAAGCAATATCATGTCCAGCTATCGCATCATAATATATAATATCACCCTTGTTAACAACAGGAACATCGTTGCCTGTAGAAATAACGTTAGCTTTTTTGTATCTATTCGTTTCATCTGTTTCATCTGTTAAGATTAAACCACCAACTTTCTTTGGACCTTCTTTTATTATGTCAATTATTACGTAATCGTTAACTGCTTGCATTTTCTATTCTTATATTTGATATTACACAATCCGCTGACATAATAGTTAAAGCTACACTTACAGCGTTTTTAAGTGCAGACTTAGTTACAAGTACAGGATCGATAATACCTTCATCTATCATTTTAACAAAGTTACCTGTTATTACATTACAACCATAACCTTCCTTCATGTTAACATTAAGCTTCATACCAGAGTTATCCATAATAGTTTCAAATGGTGAAGATAAAGCATTTAACAATACCTTACCAGCATCGCTGGTTGAAATTTTTTGAGAAGCATTTAATAGTGCTATACCACCACCTGGTACTATACCTTCTTGTAGTGCAGCCTTAGTAGCATATATAGCATCTTCAACACGATCTTTCTTTTCTTTTAATTCAACCTTTGAATTAGCTCCTACCATAATTATACCTACACTACCAGATAATGTAGCTAATCTATCTTCTAGTTTCTTTTTAATAAAACCATCTTTTTCTTTAGCTAACTTAGCATTTAACTCATCTATTCTATTTTCAATATCATCGGTCATGCCATCTAGTGTTAGAACTGTATGTTTACTATCTGTTACTGAGAACTCAGCTTCACCTAAGTGTTCTGGCTTCATAAGATCCAAATCATCACCTAGCTCTTCGTTAATTACTGTAGCACCTGTTAATATAGCTAGATCTTCTGTAGCATCCTTTTTAGTAGGACCAAAGCCTGGTAAATCAATAATGTTTACTTTAATATTACCTTTTACTTTGTTCATCATTAAAGCGGCCTTAACTGATTGAGCTACTGGCGCTATAATAAGTAAAGCTCTATTGTTCTTTATAACGTATTCTAATATTCCTTGTATTTTTCTTACATTAGGTATTTCAGATGAACATATTAATACAAGTGGAGTATCTAATTCACATGTTTGTTTATCTGTGTTTGTAACAAAGTGTGTAGATGTAAGGCCACAATCTACTTGTACTCCATCTACTATCTCAACATATGTATCATCTGTTTCACTTGTTTCCATTAGTACTACACCGTTTTTACCAACCTTATCATAAGCTTCAGCTATAATAGCTCCTAGTTCTTTATCATTGTTACATGATATAGCACTAACAGATTTAAGCATATCACCTTCTACATCTATAGATATGTTATTAAGATATTCAATAACATCATCTAGTGTTTGGTTTACTCCATCTTTTATTTCTCTGATTGTAAGACCATCTGCGACTGCAGTGTCTATTTGTTGAATTAGCGCTTCAGCTAAGACTGTAGCGGTTGTTGTACCATCACCAGCATCTTTAACTGTATTTCTAGCGGCTTCTTTTATTAGGGTTGCACCCATATTTTCTACCGGATCTAACAAGACTACGCTCTCTGCAACGGTTACTCCATCTTTTGTTATGACCGGTTTGCCACGACCGTCTTCGTAGATAACGCATTTACCTGACGCTCCTAATGTAGATTTAACGGCTTGGGCTAATTTATTTACGCCGGTGATTACCTTAGCTTTAGCATCATCACCAAAGCTAAGATCTTTCACCAACTCACTTGGTAAGTTGTATTCCATAATGTATTTTATTTTATTTAATTAAATTGATTGTAGATTTAAAGTTCTACTTCTTATTTATTTGCTTTTCTTTTTGCTCTTCTAATTTTTCTTTCAGCTAACTTTGTTTTTATAGCAGATCCAATTCCAGTGCCACCTCTTTTTCTTGTTTTAATTTTAGCTGGTTCGTTTTTTCTATCTTTAATCTTTAACTTAGTTACTGTATCGTTAGTTTTAGTAGTTACTTTCTTTTTCTTTCTATTACCTTCAACATCGAACTTTTGTTTAGTTTTTTTAGAAACATCTCCTGATTCAGTTCTTTCTACAACTTTAGTTTTTCTAATATTATCTTTAGTTCCTTTAACAACTTTAGTTTGTTTAGAACCTAGACCTGGAGTTGCAACTTTAGTTTTAGTAGTTCTCTTTGTATCTTTACTTACTTTTGGTCCAGCAGTTTTTGTAGTCGTTGTTTGACCATGTCTTTTACTAACGCCATAAGCTTTGTTTATTTTATTTTGTAAAGCATTGTATTCAGGAGAACCTTTTTTATGCTTCTTTCTTTCAGCAACATACTTAGATAAATTAGGATCTCTCTTTTTAGCTTCAGCAAATTTATCAACTTTAGGTTTAGGTTTAGGTGTAGGTGTAGTTTTAACAACTTTACCAGTATTTGGACCTGAGGTAACAACAGATACATTTTTGTTAACTTTTATATTTTTATTATCTTGCTTTTTATTTTGAACAGCTGGTTTATCTTTTTTACTAGATGCTGTTGCGCCTGCCGCTAAGGCAGTAACTCCTATGCTAGGACCATATTTTTTTATTAACTCAGTGGCCTTTTGTTTTCCCTTATCTAATAGTGATGTGACCGGCTTGATAATTTTTTGTTGTACCTTTTTATTTTTAGCTAATTCTTTAGCTCCTTTTTTAACAGCTTTCTTTGCAACAGGTAATAAGGGTACTGCCTTCATTGGAGATTTTTCAGCCATATCCATAGCGGAGCCCTTCTTCATCTTCATAGGATTTTTAGCCATGTCCATTGCAGAGTTTTTGGCCATTTTCATAGCTGCTTCTCTTTGCATTTTCATTGCAGCTTCTGCTTTCATTTTCTGTGGAGACTTATATTGTGTTCCTTTACCGAACTCCATCCCCTTCATTTTAAATGCCATATTGTTTTTTTTTAATCGATTAATTTATTCTTTTTCAGCTTGCATAGCCTCTTGTTCCCATGGGTGGGCTGGATGTCCTTCAGGTAATCTACCCATTGGACCATCAATCATCCCGTTTTTTCTAATGTAAATTTTATCCTCCCACATAACCCAGTTGTCTCCATATGCCGCTCTGCCCTCATCCATCTGTTCCATGTGTTTTTGTTCGTGCTTAATGACGCGTTTCATTAACTTACTTCCAGGTTTTACACTAGGACTGACAGCAATAGTGCCATCGTTTCTAGCTTCCGCTATTGTTCCTTTATCTAATGGCGTTCTAACCAGGTTAACATTACCCGAATGTTTGAAATTTCTTTTTTCTTTGCCTAGTTTAAACGCCATATAGTTTTTATTTAAAAGTTTTAACGACCTTTGGGCCTTTAATGTACTCTAATTTCTTCTCAAAGTGCTCAACACTGCCGTTTATTGCAGCTTCTGCACCTTCCATTGTCTCTCTTCTTGTAATATCTACCCAAGTTTCTTCATTATCGGGCTTATTTACCTCTGTTTGGTAGTACCCGTTGGGTAATTGTGTAATTCTCCAGTTCTTTTTGTTAGCTAAGTGCTTCCACTCTGCTAATTGTTTCTCTGAAATTTTAGGTTCTGTAGTATATGTACTACTTTTATAGTATATGTATGTCATGTTTTTGGTTTTAATTGATTAGGTATAAGGATTTTCCTTATTATGCTTTAGTAAAAAATGCGTACTCTACTTGTACTGTACCTGAAGTTGTTTGTAATTGAACTCCTTTACTTCCACCGGCTTTGCTGTAAGGTAAAAACATAAATTCACCTGCTGATAATCTAGCAAAAGCAACGTTATCAGTATCTTCTACGTCTACAGCGTTAGTTGTTGCTGTAGATCCATCTGTTGTTCCAGTATGTTTTATATACATGTATGCTGTTGCTGTACCCGCTGGTTTTATTACAGTGTCACCCCCTGTTGTTCCTGCATTTACTTTAGATATACCTTTGCTTGGATTACCAGTTGTTAAAGTATCTGTTACTGAAAATGACAATGCATCTGATGATACATCTGTACTTGATAATGATAATGTTGGTTTTAATGTTGCCATAGTTATTTATAATTTATGATCTAGTAAAGTAAGCGTATTCAACTTGTACTGTATTAGCTGTAGCTTCTAGTTGTATTAAACCGGCTCCACCAGCGTGATGTGGAAAAAATGCAAACTCATCTTTAGATATACGCATTATTTCTGTACCATCAGCTGTTTCTACTTTAACTTGATCAGCACCAGATGATCCACCAGCTGAGTTTAATCCAAGGTGTTTTATATAAACATATCTTGTAGCATCTACACTTGGAAGTATAATACTTGCGCCACCAGTAGTGGTTGCTGTTATTCTAGCTACATTTTCTATTGGTGCATTTACAGTGGCAGTATCAGTAACTGAAAAAGATAAAGCATCAGAAGAAACATCTGTGCTAGATAAAGATAGTGTTGATTTAAGTGACGCCATATTGAATTTATTTATTTTATTACAGCACCTTGCTGTTATTCCATATTCTAGATAATTACATAGTACTTTATATATTTACTTTTATTTGGTATTATAAATATAGGGGTATAGTGCTGCCCCTACCCCCCTATACCCCCACCCCCCATATAGAACCCCATTATTTTCCCCACCCCCCTTCAATCCATACCTTTTCAATATTTTATTTTCAACCTTTACCCATAATATCCATATATATTCGTAACTACATTGTAATTCACTTAACAAAGTAAATACGAAACTAATTAGATAATATATATGTAACTAAAAAATACTAAATATGAATATATTAATATCAATACTAACATTCTCAATAATAATATACATTTTAATATTTGAGTTTACAAAGTAAATACGAAAGTAAATAGATAATATAAATATAATAAATAACTAATTAAAATATAATAATATGACTTTAAAAAGATTTGTAATAAGAAAATCCTTAATCGGTAAAAACGAAGTAATAACTTTCACAAATAAAA